TAGCCCTTGGTAGCTTGGTGGCTTAGCCCTTGGTAGCTTGCGATGGTTGCCCTTAGTGGGCTTGCGTCCTTGGTGGCTTGTGATGGTAGCGAATTAGTAGGGGTCGAAAATGCGGGGGCGGCTAATTTGAGTCGTACAAAAGACGGACGCGTCATAACTACCTGATTATCAGCGATTTACCCCCTTTAATCGCAATTTTGCGATAAATAAAAATTTTATATCACTAATTTATAGTTAAGTGACGTTTTATAGGCTAACTAATTAGCTTTCAGATATTTACAGAATTAGGTTTTATTGAGTTTCGGACAAAAAACCGTACAAAAGTCAAAATTTTTCGCCGAAAGCCGCCCCCGTGGGTTGATATTTTCGGTTTCCCCATCGGCGACGTGACCCAGCATATTATATATAACCTGGAGTGTGCGTTTATGTGGGTTAAAAATACACGGAGGTTACTTATTTTTTTCTGGTTACTTAATTATTTTTTCGAGTATCCCAAAAACCGCCCATACGAGCTGGAAACGCACATTCTTAAGTAACCATCTCTTATATAGGACTAACCGTCCGCCCCCGCGATAGGTGACGGACTATATATCTAATTCTATCTCTAGAATCCTCCTTTCGTCGGATACGGATTCCGCTAGGGCTCCATCCTCCTCCTCAATCCGGCTTCAACTAATTCTAACATACCCCCTTTTATCCCATGACAAGGAAAACCAATAAATAATACAAATAAATGCGCGCCGTCGTTTTGGTTACTTAACTTTTTCCCCTACCTTCGCACCGTGCAAAGGAAAAACAAGAAGCACTTTCGCCGCCCCATGTCGCAGGAGACTAAGGATAAAATCGCTGAGGCTCAACGTAGGCGCCACTATAAAATGAGCGAAGAGGAAAAGGGAGGCATATATAGTAAGGTGTCGGAGTCTCTAACTAATAGAAAGAGATCTAAAGAGGAAAAACAATCTATTAAGGATGGTGTGAGCCTAACTCCTGAGCGAAAAATCAACTTTCTGAAGCGATCTAAAGGTGTGAACTGGAAGCACCGGAAGCTCATGAACGTGATTACAGAGGAGATTTTAATTAATCCGCTAGATACACCTGAGGCGCAAGACGAAACGAGAAGGATTATTTTATTGATCTACTTTGAGGTATTACCCATGTGGATTGATAGTAATCAAGGAAGAAGGAGTCTATTCAAGGATAGTTTTGATGAATTTGTTGATATTTACAATAAGAAGAGGACCGGCAAGAATTTGAGTCAAATGGATTATCTCCGGATCTGGATCAATCAGAGAAGTAAAGAACTAGAAAGCCAATAAAATATGCCAACATATACAGGAAGTTGCGATACATGCGAATTCGAAGGGGACGTAAGATCCACAATAGCCGAAAGAAACAACATTCCCTGCCCGAAAGGGGGTTGCGCCGGAAAAATCAACAGGGGACCGGTCACCCAGGTGAATTTCGCTCAAGGACCAAATGGTACTGTGAGATGACACACGAGGAAAAGTTAGTTGCGGCAGAAAAATTAGGAATTTTCCTTGCAATTGTTCTGGTATTCATATTACTTAGCGTTCAATGATAACCCCAGGACATAATACTGTAATAGTCAAGCTAAAGGACAACCAGTTCTACAACACGAACTTGAAGTCAAAAACCTCAGAGTTCTCACTAGAATTCGATCCTAGCTATAATCCCGGGCACCACATTAAGACCGAGGCTGAAATCGTAGGGGTTCCAGACATCGTGGACGCCAATCTGACTGAATTCAGAGACAGGCTAAGGAATTGTGAGACAGTGTTTTTCGACTATAAAGCTCTAGAAGAGTCTGACTACGTTCTGGAAGAAGGAACAAACAATAGATTGTATTTTTTATCCATTGGTTTCATTTTCTGCGGAGGGACATCTTTATCAATACCTAAGGGCGAGAATCCATACCATGTAATCACAATTCATCCAGACTGGGTGATCTGCGAGCCATTCTATGGTTTTGGCTGGGAAGAAGAGGATGGTCAGAAAGTTCGAAAGTCTCCTTCGGGCATTATCTTCGAAATGAACCCAGATCCCGATATTCGAATCGCAAGGATTAGAGAGTCGGATGATTCAATAAGGTACCCGATCGGAAGTTTGGTTTTTCGGGAGCCCAACACGAATTACGCCCACTATATAAATGGAGACCTTGTTTATATGGTTCGAAAGGAAAATATCGACGGGATACTAACCGGAAATAGATTTTCTCATGAAAACGCGGATCACGTCAACGACTATAAGAATGTTGTTGACAAGACAGAAATTGGAGAATCAATTCAAAACATTGAAGACTTATGAAAAAACTAATAATCGTAGACATAGACGGCACCATTGCTGAGATTCCAGAAGAGCGGCTAGAGATCCTGAATAGCAAGCCGATCGATTGGGATAAATTCCATGAGGCATCCTATGATGATGATCCGGTGCCCAACGTTTTAGAACTCGTACAAGATCTCAGCGGGTCCCCTGATTACGAATTAATCTTCTGCACCGGTAGAAATGAGTGTATCAGAAACAAAACCCAGGATTGGCTAGATAAATGGCATCTCTTTGGTCCACTTATTATGAGACCATTAACTGACTACAGACCAGATTATGAGGTGAAGCCGGAAATGCTCAAGAAATACCTACTGACAAGGAAGATGAATTTCTCAGACATTGCTTTTTGCCTAGAGGACCGGAATCAGGTGACAGCGGCTTGGAGAGACCATGGACTGACATGTCTTCAGGTCCGAGAGGGAGATTACTAAACAGCCATCACTGATTTGGAATTGTCATTAAAACGAACTAAATTTGAATATTGAAAGAGAAACGCTCGGAAAAATTGCGCTTGCAATAGTTGCCATTTTAGCCGCAGTGTTCATTTATCATCAAATATGAAATATTTCAAGAACCCCTATTTCATTAGAGCCATAGTAATTGGTCCAATAATCCTCGCAATATTTTGTGGAACACTTTTAGGATTCATTATTGGTACATCGACGCTAACGATGTTCTTCTATTGGGGTATGATGTGTTTTAAGAAGTTGGACGCTCCTTATAAGCACAGGGACTGTGAAAATCAATGTAAATTAAGAGATGCACTAACGTAAAATAATATGAACTTCGGAGAAGCTTTCGAGCAAGTAAAACAAGGAATGGGAATGAGATTGCCATCTTGGAGTCCAGATGTAATTATTCTGGCTCAATTTCCTGATGAGAACAGTAAAATGACCGCCCCGTACTTGTACGTTTCGAGTCGTTTTGGTAATGTACCATGGAAAGAGACAATGATCGAGTTGTTTTCTGAAGAATGGGGAGTTGTTCATCCCATTAATGACCAACCAGAACATGGTTAACTTTGAACCAACATCAGACCGAGTTCTTGTTATCGCAGATAAGCCAGAAGAGAGAACGGAGTCTGGTGTAATCATTCCTGGATCAGCCCGCCCAAAAAGCGATGAGGCGGTCGTGGCGGCGGTTGGTCCGGATTGTGAGGATATTTTGGTAGAGGGCGTCAGGATTAAGCACATGCTTGGCGCCGGATCCCTTATTACGATCGATGACGTTGAATACCTAATTTTAAGAGAGGAACAAGTGCTTGGAATTTTGATATGAAAAACACAAAGCCGAAATTACTAATCATAGGTCATAAGCAGCATGGAAAGGATGCTGTGGCTGAAATGTTCCGAGACAACTGGGGATACGAATTCAAATCCTCTTCTATAGCTTCTCTAGAAATCTTCCTCTTTGATAAGCTAAATAAAGAGCATGGGTTTAAATATAAAACCATTGAAGAGGCGTACGAGGACCGGCATGATAACCGCGCTCTATGGTTTGAAGAAATCACCGCATACAACACGCCAGATAAGTCCCGTCTTGCTGGGGAGATTCTCAAAGACTCCGATATGTATGTTGGCATGAGGAATTGGGACGAGATTGAATCTTGTAAAGAAAAGGGTTTATTCGATTATGTGATCTGGGTGTATCGACCAGGATTTGAAGAGGAATCCGCTGACTCATTCAATATTACGATCGCGGACGCCGATTGCGTCATTGTAAACAATGGAACCCTAGATGATCTTAAGAGAAAGGTTGATTCCTTCATGGGTGCCTGTTATGCTTGGCAAGATTTTGAGAGGGACATTGTGCTCGCGAAAGACTTTAATTACGCTTCATTTAAAGAGGTGGACAGTGGAGATTAACACTCCCTTAGAATATGCCTCAGTAAAATTTGCTGCCCGTCGAGTTAATGAGTTGGGTCACTATATTTCAAAACTAATGCTCGAGCCTGAGTCGGATCGTAGGGAAGAGAAAATATCTTGCGCCACTGCCTTAAGGGATAAGTGGATGGCGAAGCTCCGCGGATTCGATCACATCATTGGTATCCCAGAAAAGTAATAGATTTGCCATATATATCCGGTAAAGCTTCTCACGATCTCGTGACGTAACCGGGTATTAGCACCCTTTAATTAGGAGGATATGGACAAAAATCAATTCAAGGGATTAATATTCAATCCTGTCGGTCTATCTGACCAGGAACTTATTGAGCAAGCTAGAGAAGGAAAGCTCTTCAATGTATTAGCTGGAAAATCTGGAATATTAGGGTCCGCTTACCAGGACGAGCACTACATGGCTTGTCAAATCAAATTCGTCTTATTCCTTTATGACAAGGGCTCCCCTTTATGGATGACAGATCCCGACATTGTCGCTCGTAAAAAGAAAGCCGCTTCACTTGCTGGTTTCGATATTTTAAACGATAGACTTGACGATCTCTTTCTTTTGAAAAATGTATTCCTCGCCCGTTCGGTTACCTCTTTCATAAAGTATCAATACAACATTGAACTGTCTGCTTTAATTTCCAATGAACAGGTCCTATATGAGCTTCAACATGTGCTTCGCGAAGAATTAACTGAATTCAAAGACGACAAACAGAAGATTGATCACTTTAAAACAAAGACCGAGCTTTTAACAAAGCAAGACGCTATACTAGATCTCTGCACGAAGTATAAGGCTGAGATATGGAAGGAAGACCAAGTGGCTTACGAGCAGACCATGGAGATTGAGTATGGAAGGAAAGTGACGCCAGAACAAATCGCGATCATTGAGATAAAGAAACCGGGAACCATACTGAGATGATTTGCTTTTACGAACACGAGAAAGGAACGAAAGAGGAGGTTTATGAGATGACGGTAAACGTCCCTCCGGTTGGAATGGTATGGGATTTCCTAGAGGGGAAATGGATCACAACCGAAATTTATCAAAGGTCTGAGATTAAGGAGGACCAGTATTGGGAGAGACCTATCAATATCGATTATAACCGTCTTCGAAAACAGGAGAGGGAAAAGCAGAAAAGAAATCCACTGTACGTGGACGCCGAGCTAGAGGCTTTTAGGGAGAGGGAGTGGTTTCGCCGAATGAACGGATTCTGGTTCATGAATAATGGGAAACCTACGTTCATAACCGGCACACACTACATTTACCTGACATGGTGGAGAATTGACATTGGTTATCCTCATTACCGGGATTCCGATAGGCAGTTTTTTTACTGCTGGTCCTATTGTGAAGGGGACCCTGATTCGTTTGGTTTAATTGAAGCCGCTCGTAGACGATCCGGGAAGACTTTTCGATCAACGATAGTTCATTACGAATTCCCATCCAGAACGCTCGGCACCGACATGTTCTCCACCATACAATCTAAAACTAAACCGGACGCCGCCAAAGTTTTTTCAAAACTGATAAATGGATTCAAGTCTTTACCTGATTTCTTCGTTCCACTATTTGACACCTCCGGGGGTACTCGCCCGAAAAACAAATTGATTTTCCAGGAGAAATCATCGAGAGCTGCTGATTACGAATCTCCAGACGTCGAGCTGGGTAGCGAGATAAACTTCGAGTCATATGAGATCTTAGCTCCGGACGGGACTAGGCAAATCAGGTACCTGAGAGATGAGTGTTTTGGCGGTGAGGTGGAGTTGCTAAAGAGCGATGGATTCTCTATATCGGCAAAAGATATTGAAGTTGGCGATTATTTAATGGGTGATGACGGAACTCCAAGAAGGGTTTCTCATGTCCATTCCGGAGAAGATAAAATGTATCGGATCAAAATGAATAAGTCAAATTCATGGACATGTAATGGAGACCACATACTTGTAATGAAATGGGCTCGCAGGGATCAGAAATTTAAGGGAAAATCTTTTGGAGAGATTATTGAGATGCCGGTTAATGAATACCTATCCCTTACTAAAAGCCAGCAAAAACATCTGGTTATGTTTTTTGGTGAGTCCAGTGATGTTGATTGTTTTTCCGTTGAGGAGGTTGGAAACGGAAAGTACTTCTCAATTAAAACCGAGGGCAACCAAAGGATCAGGCTGGCTAGTGGGTTGATTGTGCATAATTGCGGAAAAACTCTTCTTGCCGACATTCATGTTGGATGGGGCGTTGTGAAAGAGTGCTTGAAAGTGGGTACCCGGACTATTGTCGGCAAAGCCCTATACACCACAACGATTGAGGAGGGGGGGTCTGTTCCTTTCAAAAGACTATGGAATGATTCCGGTTTTCAGGAAAAAGACCCGGATACTTTTCGAACCAGATCTGGATTGTACCGCTTATTCACTCCAGCTCACAAGAACGACGCTGACTTCATTGATAAATACGGAATTTGCGACAGTGTTGCCGCTAAAGACGCAATGCAGAAAGAGAGAAACGCTCTAGCTTCGTCGCCGAAACAACTAGCTGAGTACATCAGGAAAAACCCATGGACGATCGACGAGGCGTTTTATAGCATAAATGACGAGTGTATTTATGATTCCCTGAAGCTAGTGAATCAAATGAAACTCCTAGCAACAAAAGAAGAGAAAGAGTGGTTTGTGAGGGGGAATCTTCACTGGATTGATGGTATTGGGTCTGACGTGGAATTCAAGGAAAACTTTAATGGTAAGTGGCTAATTCATGCTAAATGGCTGGAGAAAGCCATGGAGCCGGAATCCGGTTTAATAAATAACTGGGAGAAGATCGGGGAGGTTTATAGACCAATATCCAACAACACCTCTCTTACCGGCGCAGACACATTCGATCACAGCCGGAAGAATCTGAAGGACGAGCAGCAAGCTTCCAATGCAGCCTTCTACACTCTTCAGCGGCACGACCCGATGAACGAAGAGTTTGACAACACGTTTTTGTGCGAGTATATCTACCGGCAACCTTCCGCAGATTTGATGGCTGAGGATCTATTGAAGCAATGCGTCTTCTTCGGCACCCCAGCAATCATTGAGAACAACAAACCTGGAGCTATCTCTTATTTTGAGCGAAATGGTTACACCGGATTCATTCAAAAAGTGGATGGAAAAGACGGTATTGCCGGGTCTCCAAAAAACAAGCAGTCTCTTGCCGAGACTACAGAGGACTATATTGCCAACTACGTGGAAAACGTAGTGTTCCCAAATCTCCTTGACGACTGGAATCAATTTTCACTTGAGGATTCTACTGCTTTTGATGCTGCCATGGGTTCCGGGTGGGCAATACTTATTGCAAACAGGCTTGGTAAAAAGTTCCAAAAGAAGCCAGATCACTTAGATAAGGACGATAGAAGGAGAAATCACGTAAGGAACGTGATTTCAAAGCATTTGTGAATTTTCCCTATCTTTGCTACACAAACTCGAGATGAGAAATGCCAGCACTGCCTAAGAAAGAAAGAGAATACGTAGAGACCTTCATGAAATCTGCGTGGGAGGGATTTTCTGGATCAAAAAACAGGTTCTTTTATCGAGATAAAGAAAATATTGCTGAGATTCGGCAGTACATGAACGGCACGGTCTCACCGGTTCGTTACCAGAAGATCGTCATCCCCGATGATTTAGCAAACGCAGACGACTCCAGTGCAAAGATTAACTGGAGGATGCTCGATATTCATTCCAAGTACAGAAGGATCGCAATCCAGATAATCATGGCGATGAAGGAGGAGATGGCTATTGAGATGCTTGATGCGTTGGCAATGGAAGAAAAGGAGGATTTCTTCGCTGGTAAAATGTCAGATATTATTCTCCGCGATAAATTATTGGAGCAGGGAGTCAATCCTTCTGAGGTGGGATTACCTGATGACATTCCGGCAGATCAGAAAGAGTTGGAAATGTTCATGGAGTATTCCTTTAAGCACATTTCAGCTGTCGAGTTTGAAACAATACTTAAACTAATCAAGAACAGAAATAAGTACGACCAGAAAACTTACAAGAAATTAGTTGAGGACCTTTACGATCTTGGCGTGTGCATTACCAGGGACTGGGAGGAGCAGGATGGCACTATATGGGCTGAGTACATTGATCCAGAGTTTTTCTGGAGCGCCTATTCTGAGGAGAATGATTTTTCAGACCTGGAATTTGCCGGTGAAGTTAAGAGGATGACTCCAGCTGAAATCTACAGGCTGTGCCTGGATGATAGGGATAAAGACGCGGTTAGGGAAATCGAGAAGTTGATGGAAAATCGTCATCCAGAAACTCGAGAGTATCAGGAAAAGAAAGACGCCTTAAAGGAGGATCAGGATTTAACCTCCTCGATGTTAAATTGCGTGTACTGCGAGTTTATTTCCGGGGAATCAGAGACTTACGAGTTAAGAGTCACGAAGGATGGTAGAAAGGTTTTCGGTAGGGAGTCTTCCGGGAAGAAGAATAAGGAATTCATGGATGCTGAGTATGACATCGTCTATGAGGGGTGGAACATTCTGGGAACAGATGTATTTTTTGGATTGAAAAGAAAGGAATTTGTTCTTAGGGATCCAGATGACGTGAAAGTTGCTAAGACAACCTACAGCATCAATGCTCCTGAGATGAACCACATGGCAATCAACTCGATTGGCACACAAGTTGTTCCGATCATTGATGCCATGCAAATTGCCTGGGTGAAACTCCAGGGCGCAATCTTAGCCGCAAGACCTTCCGGGATCGCTTATGACTTGACAGCCCTGGAAGCCGTATCTTTTGGTGAAGGAGGAATGGAGCCGGAGGAAAACATTCTCACCTACAACACTAAGGGTAATATAGCCATTCGAGCTGTTGATGAGGACGGCAATAGACACTCTCTTCCAATAACCGAACTTCAAGGCGGCTTAGGTAAGGAGGGTCAGGAATTCATGGAGCTCATAGCGTATTACGAAAACCTGCTTCGGTCCATCACTGGCTTAAATGACCTAGTCGACGGCTCCTCTCCAAACCCCCGAACACTGAAAAGCGTTGCTCAGCAAGCAGCTGCTTCAACAAACAATGCATTGAAACACATTCACGATGCAGTTCAGTTGAATGAACTCTCCATGTCTGAGAACATTATAATGAGAATTCAAGATCAGGCGGAGGATGATGAAATTGAATTTTATGCGCCAGCAGTCGGAACAAATTCTGTTAACTTCTTCAAAATCACAAAGGACCACTCAATGCGTTCTCTCGGGCTGTATTTTGTCCATAAGCCCACTATGGAGGAGGAAGAAAGATTCAATAGAGCGCTCGAAATAGCCGCCGCCACACCTGAAGGGTCAGCCGCTCAAATTACAGTTGCACAAAGAGCCTTTCTTGAGCAAATTGATAACAAGAAACACGCCTTAATGTACCTTGGATACATCGTTGAGAAGAATTTAGAGGAGGCTAGAAATAGGCAACAACAACACATCAAAGATCAGGCTGAAGCAAATTCTAAAGCTGCGAAAGAGGCGGAGGCAGCTAAGCAGCAAACACTGCAAATGGAGGCTAAGATAAAAGCCGGTCTCATCGATAGAGAAAAGCAGTGGGAGATGAGAATTGAGATGATGAAGTCTCAAGGTAAGATCAATGAACAGAAAATTAACGCCGACGCCAGGGACCGAGAGTCTCAGCGAATGAATGAAACAAAGGTGGCAGAACTTGCTGATAAGAAGGAGAGCGAAGATAAAGACTCTGATTCAGAAAAACAAGACTAGGCGCTCTTTAATTTCTTTTGCGTACTTTTGTCGTGACAACCTGTCTTATTGACAGAGATTAATAACCTAAACCGTACGCGTTATGCCTATCGAGGAAAAACAAGAAGAGTCCAAAGAAGCTGAAGTCAAAGAAACCGAAACCCAGAAGATTAATTTCAAAATCAAGAGACCAGGGGAATCCGAGTTTTCTGATGAAACTATCGAATTCGAAAAACCGAAAGAAGACTCTGATGATGACTCAGATGATGATGACGGGGACCTAGATGACTCAGATGATGATGACTCAGATGATGATGACTCAGATGATGATGACGGGGACCTAGATGACTCAGATGATGATGACTCAGATGATGATGACTCAGATGATGATGACTCAGATGATGATGACTCAGATGATGATGACGGGGACCTAGATGACTCAGATGATGATGACTCAGATGATGATGACTCAGATGATGATGACGGGGACCTAGATGACTCAGATGATGATGATTCAGATGATGATGACTCAGATGATGATGACTCAGATGATGATGACTCAGAAGAATTCAACGTTGTAGAATTCTCAGAAGGAGAGTTCGAAACCCTTGATGACCTCAAGGACCATATTGACTTTTTGAAAGAAAATCCGGACCTTAAAGGCATGCTGGAATACTACCAGGAAAATGGAACGCTACTTCCTTATCTCCAGGCTACCCAGATTGATGTCGACAAGTTTTCGGATCTAGAAATAATGAGAGAGGCTCACAGAAGTGAAAACGCCTCACTCAATTTACCTGAGGATGAGTTGGCTATCCTTTTTGATGATGAAGTATTGTCAAAATACAAAATCGACGATGAGGATGAGAGCGTTGCTAAAATTGCAAAAATCAAGCTCAAGAAAGATGCTGCTGTTCTCAGACAAGAACTTAAAGATGAGCAAGCTAAACTAAAGCTTCCTAAGGATCGGGACGGATCTGAAGCTAAAGAGGCGGCAGAAAGGCAGGCTAAAGCAGACGCTAAAGCCAAGGAAGCCGCTAAAAATAAGCTTGGATTTGCTCTTCGGAAAGAGGTCAAAGATGGCAAAATGACCGTGAAAATAAATGAGGACACCAGCGTGACGCTGAAAGTCTCTCCGAAAAAGATTTCACAATTGCTTGAAAAGACCAGTGATTTGTCTTTGTTTCAGGATAAAGAAGGTAACTTCGACGTCCAAACAATGGCGTTTTTGACTGATAAGGATGGTTTTTTAGAGAAATTGATTAGTAATTCTGAAGCTGAAGGTGGAAGGAAGACAGTCAAGAAGAACTTAAAAAACCGGAATAAGAAGCCAAAAAACCCGGAGGGAGATGGAAAACAGAAGAAGCCAGTTGAAAAACTGGATCCAACTAAGGTTTCATCCCTTAAGGGAGCGAAAATTATCAAACGATCTTATCCTCAATAAGATGGATCGTTAACACTTAACACTTAACACTTAACACACAATGATACTATTATCATCCGTCCCTTTTTATGAAACTCCCGACGTAGGGGATTTGGAGACCAGGGAGATTTTGAACCAGCTCGTTGATGTCTCCGACGAGAACGCGAACATGCTCACTATTCTTGAGTATCTTGACCAAGTCAAACCAACTCTGAATAAGGAGTTCTTCAACTACACGAACACATTCCTGTATTCTACTGTACAGACCGATGGAGCTGTAGGAACGATTGCCACCTCAGGCACAACTGTTACCTTTGATGACACGGCAGAGCTTCGAAAAGGCTCAGTATTGATGAAGTCAGATGGAACGTTGCTTTACGTGGAATCGGTAACGAACTCAACGGACGCTGTCGTAAGGGCTATTGGGTCTGCATCCTCAGTTGCTGATAACGAGGTCCTATCAATTCCTACAAATGCTGTAGGAGAAGGATCCTCTAATGGTGACATGAAGGAGCGACCAATCGTTAAGCGATCTAACCAGACGCAAATCTTCGAGAACGGTATTACTGTTACTGATTTGTTGCTTGCTGGTAGAACGGAGATCCAACTTGCCGATGGGAATCAATATTACTTCTACAAGATCCAGGATGACGCCTTCAAGAAGCACCGAATTGATATTGCCAACAACCACTTGGTTGGGGTGTACGGTTCTTCTACGGACGCTGACGGAAACCAAGTACTCTTCTCTAGAGGCTTGGATAATTCCATCATCGATCTTGGAGGCATTTCTCAGGAAACTGCTGCTGTAGGAGCGTTGACCAAGGCTGATTTTGCCACATGGAACCGGGCATTGGATTTGGCTCGATCGCCAAAATCCGGAATGTTCCTTGTTGGTGGAGATGCAAACGTGTTTATTGATGATCTATTTGACACCGAGCTTACTAATGGCGGGGTAGATAGGGGTCAATTTGGACCAAAGGCATCTAATGCGGCTAAAGCGGTCGATCTAGGAATCAAGACGTTCACCGTTTACGGTAGAACTTTTGAGAAGGCGGTGCTTCCTCAGCTTGATCACGTAAATGTAACGGCACCTACTGGATTCCAGTACCCAGATTTGATGTATTTCATTCCTCACGGTCAGACCAAGTCTGAATCCGGGGCTATGGTGGACAGAATCTGCGGTCGCTACTTGAAGTTTGCTTCCGACGAATACATCAACGGTCGATTCCATGAGAAGATGTTGGGTGGTCTTGCGCCAATCCCAACCGACAAGGAAAACACACTAACTGTTCGATACACTTCACACGAAGGTCTTGAGGTGAACGGAACGGAGCACTTCGGTAGATTTAAGATCCAGCGATAGTAATAACCTAACGCACAACAATGAAAAGGGGTCCTTATAGGGCTCCTTTTTTTATTGCAGCTGCTTTATTTGCCAAGAATCATGTATGTTTGTGGTACAAAACAAAACACTTACACACATGCCAGAGCATAATTACAACAAATACGGGAAGGATTTCCTAGAACCGTTCAATGAACCGGTTACATTCAAGCTCCTTGGTATTAAGCCTGACCCCAACAATAAGGGAGGATTTCTTATGCCAATGTTCAAGAATGTTCCAGCCACTTCAAGAGTGACTGTTGAGAAAAATGGGGTGAAAGAAGTTATTGAGCTTGCGCTAATCAAATACGTCCACCCTAGCGGTGAGGTGGAATTTGATAGCCAGCTTCTACAGTTTGGTCAGTTCAACAATGGGGAGATCCATTTGACTCCAGAAAAACCTCAGGATTTCAGGATGTTCAATTTCTTGAATCACTGCCATTTCAACAGGGATTCCAAGTACACGTATGAGGGGGCGAACCACATTTTCTACCGAGTTGATCCGGAGGGTGAGGCTAAGAAGGAAATCAAGGGGAGAGCTGTTCTTAGAAAAGCCATTCTTATGGCGGCTGCATTGGAGGACGCGAAAGATATCAAGACAGTTTACAGTGTTGTCGGAAATGGAAATCCTTCAAAATTATCAATTTCTGAGATGAAAAATGAGATTGAAGAATTATCAATGACTGATCCGCAATTACTTGTGGATACCATTGCAGAATATATCGAGCCAGACATGGACTCCGGTGATGATGGGGTTATAACAACGCAAGGTCTTGTCTCTCAAGCACTTGCGTCAAAAGCACTCATCCCCAAGTATCCACAATTAAAGTTTGAAAGAGCGGACGGAGCTGTCTTTTTCACCTTTAAGAAAAAGGATGATTCCGGTGGGAAGACTGGCTCTGAGCAATTGGCGGACGCGCTAAATTCTGATCCAGAACTCAAATCTGCACTTGAGGTACTGTTGAGTAATGTTCAGGAACCCTCCACGGACAATGAGTCTTCGACTGAATAGACTGTAAAAAACACCCTTTTAACACAGCCAAAACCCTGCCTAACGAAATCGGCGGGGTTTTCTTTTTCGCTTCAAGGTTCGTTGTTTTCTTTATCTTTGTGGTGAATGACAGCCGACTTCACAATTCAATTCTCGATCGATCGATCGACGAGCACGTATAATATTGTGCTCACAGACACATCTACTGATGTTGTTAATTTGAAGGGTAATTTCAGAGTTACTTTCCCCGATGGGTTTGTCTATCACAATACTGATTTTGAATTATCCCCAGACATATCTTCGGCTGGAGGAAGCGCTCAAATTACCGCTAGAACCCAGTCATCTGACGGGGAAGTAATGAGAGGTAGCTACGAGTTTGTTTACACAGCTCTAGATGAAGATGACGACATAGTTGACGGCAACACTAAGTCTTTCGAATTTCTCTTTGATGAGCCTAATTTAGAAATTGAAAACACCTCCGATCTAGCAATACCTACGGTTAGATTTTCTTGTAACACAGACATTACAGCGACCGAATATAGCGAGACGATCACTTCCTTCACCATGACGTCGCCTTTCCCTTCAACTTCAGACGCATCGGCACAAGTGGGCATGCAGGACCTTTCTGTATCTAGGGAGCTAAATCAAATATACCTAACCAATTACTATGAAGGTCAATACGATCCAGTCGTTTTATACAGCGCGTCTTATCAGCACAATTCTCACTCATACTTATCAGTTGTATTTACCAATCAGATATCTGAGACATTACTTATATACGCTGTTCAAACCTCGGCGGAGGTCCTACAGCTGATTGAGAACTTTAAGAAAACCGAGAGCTCAGATGAATTCATCTACAACAGGATGATGTCTCTGTACTCAAACATTGAAACAAACGCTAGGGAGAATATAATCGACGAGGGGAATACACTCCTTTCTGAATTACTAAGCCTACTCAACGTAGATAATGTTCACTCATTTCAAAGTGGACCTATTTCAGGATTTATTGTTTCATCACAAGACTTAACAAACTATTACACTAAAGCCGAGGTTGATGCGCTTATCTCAGCATTTTCCGGAGTAACAACCGAGGAAATTACGGTTTCTGTTAATGGAGGAGGTCTTGGTGGATATGATTTTCTGGAAACAATTGCGAACGGAACGCCTTTCACAACTGTATTTAGGGAGTTGCTAAGATCAGCCGCACCGGCAACCTATACTCAACCATCTATTTCCATCTCCGGAAACAACTTAGCAAACGGAACTAAAACAGGGGAAGTTGGATTGAATGAAACGGTGATTATTTCCCCTACATGGACTCAAAACGATGCAGGATCTTCTAATCAGTTCGTCGTCGATAAAGACGATGTTGCCATCCATACTGACACAACTGTACCTATCCCTGACGCATCATATAATGACACGATTAATGCGGAGGGAACTTTCGTTTATCATGGCGAAATGTCTTATAATCAGGGTCCCGTTCTTAATGATTCTTTAGGTGATCCAGATCCATCCGGTCAGATCCCGGCTGGAACGATAACATCAAATGACGTGACATATAATAAAGCTTATCCATGGTATTTCGGGACCGGCGCGACAGCCCCTTCTTCCGGATCTGATATTTTAGCAGGAACCAAGGTTATAGAGGTAATAGGATCATCTATCCAGGCTGATTTTGTGAATGTATCTCCTGAGTTGTTGTGGTTTGCGGTGCCGTCTAGTTTTAATAACAATAAGACTTACACTTCATGGGAGGATAACGGTGATTCGAATAATGCCGGTTCAATCGGGGGAGCATCAAATCTGTTTGGTGATTCGTCGGTTATTTCTGTGACAACAGTTGGACTTGATTCGAACTATACCATTGACTATGACGTTTACGTGACTAATTACGCCACATTATCAGCGACACTTAATCTGTCTTAATGTCGATCCAAAGAAACGATAGCTTACAGATTGCCGCACCCAAATCGATCGATTCCAGGTACGACGGCGACGGATCTCACTTTACTACGGTTGGCGAGGCGAATCTCAGCATAGATTCTTCGTTTAGATTCCAGGGACTAACTGTGGGCATTCTTTCTGGTGGATCGGTCACGGAGTACTGGTATAGAGATGGAATATTGGATGGAGATTTGGTGGTTAAAGACAACAACCCAATATCTTTCTCTAATATATCTGACGACGATGCGACAGCTCCAGGATCAATAACAATAGGTAACGGGAAGGTTTCTGGCGGATCAATTTCATTGACGGTAGACGTTGATGAGGCTAATGGAAGTGTAATAATTGCACCAAAAGGAGATGGCACCATACAGGCTGGGGGCAATCATGAAGCGCAGATATCATCGAATGCGGACATAATTACTAAGGGATATTTCGATGCAAATCTTCCATCCGGGACAAATCCATCTGGATCTGATACGGAATTACAATTCAACTCATCCGGGTCATTTGGATCTGATTCTGAGTTGACTTGGTCATCCAACACACTTAAATCCAACAATGTACGAATAGGGGGTGGCATTGGTTCTTTTGCTGGAGCGGAACTTCAGCATGCGACTCAAAATACCGTTTACGGAAATAATCTCGAGTCTGTTATACAGGTGGGTATTTCCTCGAATGGTGTTTTAGGCAATGACAAACCACATGTATCTGTCTATGGAGAGAGTCACGCGTCTCTTCCGAATAATATTTACGCGAATGTCCCAACTGGAGGATCACATGTCTTGACTAGAAATGGGTCATCTGTTCTAACTGTTTCCTTGGACGGTCAAAACAAGGTTGATTTTCACAACTCAATTGTCGATAATGTGGACATAGTCAGGTCTGACAATTCTAGATCATTAACTATAGGACCTCAGGAGAGCTCCACATTAATGCACTTCCAAAACATACCTATTGTTTCTCCGGAGGCTCAGGACTATTTGTATTATGGGGATTTTAGCAATTCCGAAAGGCTTGCAAAAGCAAGGGTAGACACCGTTTTAGCATTAGCTACCAAAGCATCGAATCCTACATTTAATAACGTTCTGGAAGGGGCAGACACAACTACAAGAATTAAAGATATTAATGTGGGTACCTCAGGAGCCACGAGATATTTCTGGGTCAACGGCACAGCTGAATTCATCGCATCAGACGCTTCTACAATGACTATGCACATAAAGTCTAACACAAGTGCCATATCATCATTTGTTGATGGCACCAATGAGATAACATCAGTTGTTCGAGGGGAGGGAGCATCTACAAGGGCAATAAAAACCATATCTGGAGTTGTTGAAGCTGCCGCCGGAATAGAGTATTTAGCTATCGCTGTTACTGGAGGGGGTAGTGGAGTTGGTGATGTTGCTATATTTGCAATGGAGCTACAAAATCACGATAACGCAGCATAATGGCACTACAAAGGAACGATAATTTTACTATTGCCGCACCAAAGTCAATTGACACTAGGTATGGTGTTCATGCGTCAACAATTGCCGCAAATGCAGCTGTGGTTCAGGCATTTAGATATCAAGGTCTTACCGTTGGAATTGATGTCAGCGGATCTGTTGTTGAGTACTGGTATAGAGATGGTATCTCTGATGGAGATCTAATAGAGAAAACATCTTCAGGTATATTGAATGCCTCTGATGGGTCGGGAAATGAGTTAAAGATAGGTAACTCCTCAAATTCCGGGCATGTAATACTCACTGCAAGATCATCGGATACCAATTCAGATGTGGTAATCACTCCAAAAGGAACCGGAACCATTCAAGCCACTTCGAGTCACAGTACGAATATATCTGATGACCAAGATCTTGTAACTAAGATTTATGCCGACACAAATTACGGGTTCGACAAAACTCATCTTACTTATGATGACATTGATGAGACCATAACTGGCGAATGGACGTTTTCAGGAGAGGCTACATTTTCTGGTGGCATTGTAATTACCGGATCTGTCGTTGAGGTTGACTCTCAAATAACTACCTCTGATGCCGTTATTGACATGAATGATGGGGAGGTGGGCAGTGGGGTAACCCTTGGATATTCGGGATTGCTCGTTGACAGGGGAACCGTTAATCCTTACTGGATTGGATTTGATGAGTCAAGGGATTTTCTTACCGCTGGATTTGTTGCGGATTTAAGCGAGGTTCAAACCGTTTCCGATAGAGTTGCCACCATGGTGGATTCACCTAACGATGAGGATGTTGCTGTATGGGATTCAGGAAACCAAAGATGGAGAGGAGAAGCTAAATCTGTCATTACCGGAGTAACATATGGAGATGACGGAGAGATAGCTTACTCGGAATCTGGATCCTTTGCTTACTCTTCGGTATTGAAATTTGTTTCAGGTGTTCTACAGACCCCCCAAATAGATTCGGGCAACGTTAGAATTTCCGGAAATACAATTACAACCTCTTCTGGTGATCTTAATATAAACGCTACAGGGAATGTAAATCTACTCAGTGCTGTTGGATTTGGAACACAGGTAATATCAAATCATGATAGCTCGGTTGTGATAGACGGCACATCCAAGTCTATTTTATCTGAATCAATAAGTACCGGTGGAGTTTCGATTGATAATACAGGAATAATTTCCTCTACCGGCGCAATGACATTAAATCCAGGAGCGGGATTCACACTTACCTCTTCTGGTGACGCATTAATAAATCCATCTGGAAACATTACTTTAGGCAGCATTAATTACCCTAAATCCATTGGAACCGTTGGTCAGGTATTAGGGGTAAATGCATCCAATGAGCTTGTGTTCCTGAATGCTGAAGTCGATACATTTGAACTACAAGATGGAAATGGAACGACTGCGAATGGTTCTGCGGTTGATTTGGGTGGCGCGGCTGCAAATGACACTATTGTTTCGAATTCCAATGGAGACTTAGTTTTCGGGTTCGAAACTGATTTTCAGGCTGCAAACGATTCATTTAGGGGCACGGGGATATACGGTGAATCAGGAACTGTTGAGAGGTTTATTGGAATAAACGATGATGGGATAGCTATTGACCACACAGACACAGCTACGAGTAGACAAAGTAGAGTTAATGTGGGATGGGGAAGTATAAGTATGTCCCTGGAGGGTGCGACAGCGAACACGGACGCTAGATTGAACTTAACAGCAGATTCAATAACATTATCCAGGGATGATTCCGGGGGCTCAGGAGATACGCAAGAGTTGTTACTGAACGACTCCGCCATGAGAGTTCGGGATGATGTAAACAATATTGGTCTTCAATATTTCGCTGACTATTCTTCTAATTTCTCTGACAGATCCATTATTGACAAAGCTTATGTTGATTCTTACTTCTCTGTCGACGATCTTTCAACAAACACTGTATTGGATATTGCCACGTTTGAAAGGACATCCTCGGGGACACCGGCGAATGGAATTGGCGGTGCGGTTAGACTTGGCGTAGAATCAAATGGCGCGGGAGTAAGATATGCGGCGATAGAGTATTCGCTACCAAATGCACTCGATGACAAATTCTCTGATGCGAGAGGTAGACTAGATCTCGTAATGGACGGTGTGTCCTACATGGAAATAGATGAGGAGAACCTAGTAAATGGCTCGAGCAACGGAATCAGAATAGGTAGAGGAACGGATTTATCCTCGGGTAACGGGAACCAAGTTGTTATTGGTGCTTACTCCCAGGCTGGAACGGACTCGGTTTCCATTGGTTCCGAGGTTCTTGGGTCCGGAGCAACGGTTGCCGACAATCAAGTAAGTATAGGGAGAAGGAATAACTTTAATGTTGCTGTTGGGGCTAATTCTACTTCAGTTGGCGCTCAATCATCTACAACGGGTAGTTTTAGTGGAGCGTTTGGCAGAAATATGATAGCCTCCGGTACCGGCTCGTACATGATTGGCTACGGTAATGCATCCACTCACAACAACTCTCTAGCGGATTCTGTAGAGTTTAATTTCGACGGAGTGAGTCCATTGAAAGCCGGGGTAACACTAGGAGTTAGGATGTATAATGCGGTTAACGACGCGGCTGTATCTGCTCCGGAAGATGGGTCTATCTACTACGACACAACAAACAACCTATTCAGATCTAGGCTTAGTGGAGCTTGGGGCTCCATAATAACTACTCACTCAGCACAGACTGGATACACGACATTCAGCAACCTGAGTACAGACAGAACCCTGGATGCCGACTCTACAACAATTGATGAGGTGGCTGATGTTCTAGGAACTCTTATTGAGGATTTGAAAACTAAAGGAATAATATCAGCATGATAAAAGAAATTGAATCAGATCTATTCTTGGAAATGATCCCGGAAGAATTTATTCAGGCATATGAATCTTCTAAGAATTTTACCGGCGTAAAGTATTACGGCATATACGAAGAGGGTGTTTGTAAATCAGTATTCATTATCAGAGAATTGAACCCATTTACAATATCTGTTTATTTCGCGTATGTACTCCCTGAATATAGGGGCAATAAAATTCTCAAGGAAATAATAATATTTTTCAGTGATAAATCCATTGAGGCGAAGTCGTTTAAAAATAGGTCAAGCAGGAAATTCATCAGGTCGTATGGATTTAAGAGAATAGGAAAGAATAGATTCCTGCTTGATAGGAATTGATTTTGTTTTTCTACTGCAATTATCTTATCTTAGCAAAAACAATCAAACATGAACGCAAGTCAATTACAGCTGTGCATCGACGCACTCAATAATCAGGAATTCAAAGGCATACAAACAGCTCGAGCTGTGCTTGAAACAGCTGGGGCAATTGAAGTTGTCGCCTCTAGAATGAAAGAAATGGGATTCGCCTCCATTTTAGAGATGATGGACTCTTTTAATTCTGGAGAGGATGATGAGAAGCCATCAGAAGATGGATCCGAGAAATAAGATTAGTTAGAATTAAGCAAAGAAACATCTCCGGGTAAATGTGTATATTTGCTCTGTTAGCTAATCAAAAATGCTAGAGAGACTACACACATTTATCCGGGACGTTGCTAGAAGGGAGAGGAGCGGCTTCGTGAAGGCTGAAACAATCACTGAGGCAATAAACTCAGCCTCTTCAGATTTGTGGAGAGCTAAAATAAAGGAAATCACCATGGGGAACGAACTTGGTGATGACTGGGTGTTGCAGCCATTCAAAGGCAAGCAATCGATTACTTCAGCCGGTAATTACACCATAACAAACGGATCCGCATATGTGCTGACTTCTATTGAATCGGAAGATGGCTTTCCTGAAATTGTAATAGCCAGAAATGATCGAGAGTTTAAAAATATTAGATCCTCTTCGGAACTTGCCCACATATTAAAGGCTGATCATTCTTTCACATTAAATGCCGCATCTTCCGGAAAGGAAGATCTTCCAGACGATTTGTTTAAGGTTGGTCAGGTTTTCTATCATTCCTATAATGGAAACCAGTACGAGGGGCAGATTTTAGAGGATAGAGAATTTTTAGACCGAAAAAACAGTGCAATAGTCCCGCCTTCAGAGGAATTGCCTATTGCCCGAATCCATGACGATCAAATAGAGATTTTTCCAGCTCCAACCGGTAGTGATACATTTACTTTTTCTCTTCCGTACATAAAATTCAATCCAATTGCAAGATATTATCCTAGTGGCGCTAACTTAGTGGTTGAGTTCAAGCCAGAATCTTTTTCTCTTGATGTAGACGCGTGGTTCTACAGACCCCCAGCCCTAGCTGCTGCCACATACGGAGCCCCTGTAAATGGGGTTCAATCCATTACCGTTGCCCAGGATTTGGAATGGGATGAGCAAGTCTTTCCTGAGATCGCGACACGAGCCCTGACTTATGTCGGGATAACAATTAATAATCAGATTGTAGCCCAACTTGAGTCGATTGTTGAACAACAAAATCAAGTAGACTCTAATGACTAGCGGAATTTACATGATTAAAGCAAATGGAAGATGCTATATAGGTCAATCAAAATCTATTGAAAGAAGATTTTATAGTCATATGTGGAGCCTGAGAAAGGGCAATCACGGAAATCATTATCTTCAAAATATATACAATAAATATGGCGAGGAAGTTTTTGAATTTAAAATACTAATAAAGTGCCCAGAAGAAAACTTAAATAAATGGGAACAATCATTTATTGATGAGAATTATGATCAAATAATCAACATAGAGATGTCTGTGACAAGGAGTGTTATGTCAGAGGAGCACAAAAATAATCTAGCTAGAAGTAGGGGCGTTAAATTATCCTCTATACACACTTTTTTTAATGAATCAACAGGGGAGGAGGTTACTTGTTATCCATTTGAATTGGTTAGAGGCAATAACTTAGATAGATCATCTTTATGGAAGGTTATTAATGGAGACAGAATATCTCACAAGGGATGGAAAATAGCAGTGTAATATGCCGACAACAAAAATAAAATTAGCAGAACAGGTTCAGAGAATTCGATCTAGAAGCGTCGACAGAGAAAACTTAGACCCTGTACTGTATCGAGCGGAAGCCTTGCTTGCTGTGGAGCAATCTATAAACAAGGTTCTTCACATAGAAACTATCAATGCTAATCGGTATGGGAATTCTCAAATTCCACAATCATCATTAATTAAGTACTCGGTTGCTGTTGCATCAAATAAGGCAACCCTTCCCGCATTCCCACTCAACTTGGTTAATGGAATGGGGGTGTGGGAAATAGTAAATCCCAGTGATTCACTGAACCCATACATACCGGTCCCAGCATCTATGGCTAAAATGTTAGGAGACACGATTGCTTCAGGAATTGAAGGACAGGTCGGCTATTTCCAGTATGGAGATGTTATAGAGTTTTTGAGTGATGTGGCAGACGGGAATTATGATTTTTGGCTGCTGACCTCTGACTTCTCTAAATGGGGAGACAATGACCCATTGCCGCTCTCTTCTTCCTATGAGCTGGATGTAATAAACATGGCTCTTCAAACATTCGGGTTAAGTCAGCTATCACAGAGTGACTTACAGTCATTGAATAATTTAGAGGACATACAAATGAGCAATGGTAACCAGGACAATAAATAGCATAGTAAGAGAAACACTGATTGACTGTAAATTAACTCTTCATTTTTATGTTGAGTTTTTGCTTATCGCCTTAAATGAAATGAGGAGACTTTCTGTGCATCACAAAATGTCTGTTAAGCAAGTTGAATTATCCATAAATGGGTATAATCGGGTACCAATTCCTGATGACATGTTGTACATGGTTGACCTGTCAATTAAGAGCGGTGAAAGATTATTGCCAGCCGTGAGAGATAGAAATCTGAATCGTTTGTACAATTTCGATGATCAAGGCAATAAAATACCGTTCCCAGAGGCGGTATCTGAGGAGGGACCGGAAACAATTCTGGTTGATTTTCTTGATGACTATTACTACGACCTAAATAGATTCGGATTCGGCGGATACTTCGGATTAAACACACCTCAGGATAGGACATTTAATGTGGATTATCAAAACGGAGAAATCGTTTTCTCGAATAATTTCCACCGAGACACAGTTGTATTGACTTACGCAACGAATCCTGTTTCTCCAACAACTGCAAATCTAGTTAGGGAGGAATTTGTAGATGTGCTCAAGTCTAAAATGAAGCATTCTTATTATCAAATGAATCAATTCCCTCAGGTAAAAATTGACGAAGCCAAGGATGATTATGTGAATGCTAAGAGAAACATGAGAGCCCTTATTTACCCGACCACCAGGGCTGACTTGGTCTACCAAATAAGGAGGGGAATTCACGGATCACTCAAACTTTAAATGGAGGAGCGATTACGATTTGATGGTCAGTTAAACCTCTCTCAGGCTAATTTACCTGAAGGAGATTATTCTGACGCTAGGAATATGGTTATTTCCGAAGGTCCGGATGGGAATGCTGGTGCCTTTAAGAAAATGTCATCTATTGATGAATTCGCGAATATACCAACTGATGCTACTGAGGTTTTGGCTGCTACTGGAGATGAATCCGGGAATCAGTTCATACTGTATAAATCAACAGCCGATCGAATCGGAATAAACCTACAAGGAGTTACCGGAACTATACAAGGAACAGGAGTCTCTCAATCAAATGGAGCCACCGGAGTTGTTTATTCTGGAGGGGTCGATATGGATGGGTCTTCCACGTATGGAATACGATTAATTCAAACGAGCTCCACCTCTTTCACCGATTCATTGCCACTCATTACGGTTAATGGTAATGGCACTATAGTTAGCACTCCTAGTGTTTTACAGGCTGATGAAGATTTAGTGAATATTGTCAAAATAGACACTTCCGGAGACTCTTCTATGATCGTTTCATACAGAGATGAAGGAGACATAACAATAAGTGTCCCCGACTTCAAGCTACTTGACAAAATACTACTCTGGAATTATTACGGTGACGGGGTTCCAATGTCATGGAGTACAGATATTAGTTATAGATTCATGTCTACGGATGTGAATGATTCTCAAACCGGATGGGAAACAAAAGACTTATTCCTCATAAAAGACCCTCCCGGAGATCTTTACACATTTAATCCAACGAACACTGGGCTAGGAACCGAGTATCTATTCCAGGAAAACGGATGGGACATTGCCGCTAGGTACGTATTTATCACGGGTGAAGTTTCTGTTCTATCATTCCCAATACACATACCGGCTGATAAAAACTCCGACACAGACACATGGAATGTTACTATAGATGGCGGGTCAAACGATGAATCTATCGTTCAGGTGGAATGGTATGCTAGTAGAAATGGAGGACCCTATCGAAGGGTAGAAACAAAGCCAACCGGCGTTTCTGGAGTAAATCCAAGAAATTTAGTGTTTACCGGTCAGCAGAACGAAGCGCTCTCAACAACTGAAAGCTCAAAGCTTTTTGATTCCGTTCCGATTACCGCTCAGACGATCGAAATCAATTCAAACAGGGTTTTCCTTGGCAACATGGTCGATGATCTAGCGAGTGAGGATGGAGACGTTGCGCTGTCTGTGACCTTAAATGTTGTTTCCGATGACTTCACCGTAACCAGTCCATCTAGCGAAAATACCACGGAAGAAAAACCCTTCTCCTACATCGGGTCGGGCAATGACAGGGTTGCGACTGCGTGGACTGAAAAACATCTAACAAATGACTCTCTCTACAAAATTGGAGTCATGTTCATGGATAAATTTTTCAGGACAAGAGGCGTTCACCCATCGTCTATTAACAATGTACAGACTGCTCAATTTGGCGTTGCAACGAAAATAGATGAGATAACAATGACCTCATCATCTATTCCATCATGGGCTGAATATGCCAAAGTGGTGATGACGAACAATCTCACTAAGGATTTTTCAATCGAGGCATATGCTAACTCGATATTTTTCCAACTCGAAGATAACGACGGGACCCTGTATTTTTCTAACGTAGCACCAGAAGGTCAGAGTGTGGACTCTATTGTGATTGACGCCCCAATATCATATTCTTTCCAGGAGGGTGATAGGGTGAATTTAATAGGGGATGACGGTTCGCCTACTCAAATTGGAGTGAAGTCGGTTGTTAATGGGCTCATTTTCTGCGAACCAACTGAGGATTTTAAGATTCCTAAACAGGGCGGAGAGGACAACTACATTGAGATATTCTCGCCAAAATCCATAGCAGATGATGAATTCAGTGTTTTTTACGAAATAGGTAGAGTGTTTCGGGTCACTCCGGGAGGATCGCTGAATGAAACGTTTGGCGATGATGAGATTTTCATATTTGGGCAAAGACACTATGACCAATACTTTGAGTCTCAAAGATTTCGACCATCTGTCTTCAGTTCTCATATTGACGAAGACACAGGTTATTTTTTTAGCGCAAATACTCCTGTAGAACAGCCAGGAATGCCGGTCCCAATTAAAGGTGCCGTGGTATTCCTGGAGGATGACGCATCAAAATCAATAGGAACATCTGATGATTGGTTTGTTTTTGATGCGGTTCATTCTAATTCTCATCGACAAACATTCAACTCTTGCTATAGAGTAAACGATGCTGCCCATGGTCATGCTAAGGGGGATATTGTTGATGTTCCAACCGGGACGCCAGGGACTCATATTCAAAGAATCGTTAAGGTAATAGACTCAAACAATTACTACGCAACGGTTCAGGACATTGCATTCTCCGTGGTATCGGCTGCTGGATTTTCTGCTAATGATTTCGTGACCCTAACACACCCAGATCAGGATGACGATATAACTTGCTGGATAACAAGGATTTCCGGCACAACAATTCATGTTACAGGGCTCACAACTCATGACAGGAATTTAGATTCGCTTTCCTGGGGAAATATAAGCAATGGCACGAGCACAACATCAATCAATAACACGGTCGCCTCAAGCACCGGAATTGCGGCTCCAAACTATGACCTAACCAATGGCGCCCTGCCATTTTCCGAAGAGAAAATATACGCCGCTAATTTGGACGACGGAGACACTAAACAGCCCGGAACATTCACCAGTGTTTCTGGGGAGGATACCAGCGTCATGAAATACAACGTCACATATGACATGAATGGAGTGGCGCTTCCTGCAAAAGACGGAAGAGCAAGGATTTTTTATGACATCAGGTGTGAAACCACTTCCGGGAGCTTTAATGATCCAGTGGAATTGAGAATAGAGGTTCTCAATGGATCAGACGTAGTTCTTGGCGTTCTGGATAGTGCTGATACATTTGAATTCTCCGGAATAATCGATATTGAGTTAGATGCTACCCAACAAACAGGGGTATCCCTTGTGGGGGTATTGGATTCCGGATCAACCAACACTGACGTGAATCTTCTTTCAGGATCATATATTTTAGCAAATCTAGAAGAAGACATCGTTCAAACCTCTATCGCGTCAAACAAGGAGGATCAATGGGGACTATGTAGAAAGCCGAACAGAATAAGAAACAATGACTTCTACTGGGACAGACCTAGAGGAAGAGGGGTATTTACCGATAGAGGAAATGAGCCGAGGACGCTAGACAACAAGATAAGATGGGGCGCTCGGTTCGTGGAGGATTCTTTATTTAATCCAATATCATCTTTTAATACTGGAGATCAGGAATTTGTCTCAGAGGAATCCGGACCAATAACATCGCTAATAACGACGAACAAAATCGATTCAATAGGATCTGTTCTTTTAGCAATCTGTGAAAGAGAAACAAATTCTATTTACATCAATGAGAGGTTGGTTACAAACAATGATGGATCATCGTCTCTCGCGCTAAGTGACGCTGTCGTCGGTTCTATACAACCGCTTCAAGGATCCCATGGGTGTAAACACAAGAGATCCATTGTCAAGGATCAGAATGGGCATGTTGCTTGGTGGGATGACTTCAATAAGGACATAATAAGATACTCAAGGGAAGGATTGGTGGCTATTTCGGATTATAAGGTGAAGCCATTTTTCCAGTCTGAATCTGGTGAAGTTATTTCTATGTATGATAAATTTCACGACATGTTCTTCTTCTATATGAAGGACGGGTCTGGCGAAACAATATCATATAGGCAAGGTGTTGGATGGGTTGGATTTCATGACTTCCAGATGGATATTGGCGGGGTGCAGTATGACGACAAGGCTTTTCCCATATTTAATGACAAGATTTGGCAGACATTGGGATCCAATTACGGATCATACATGGGTGCTGCGTCCAGCTCATCCATAAAGTTGAGCAAGTTTATGCAGCAGAACTTTGAGCCCAAGTTTATGAGAGCCAGGGGTAATCTTCAGAACTTAGGAACATACTCTGTAAATCCAATAACATTTGTTTTTTCTAACGACGTGGGTCAACAAACAACTCTTAGTGAGGGGTTTTTCGTAATTGACGGATCTTATCTTTATTCAGACGTCTACCTTGATGAGAATTCAGGGGGTATAACGGATGGGCTTCCATTACTTGGATCTACCCTCGATATAGATATCACTCTCGGAAGCGATCAATCCACAAGTCAAGCCCTAAAGGAATTGTACCTTGGCTATCAAACAATGACTTATTAATGGATTTCAGTATATTTGCTATGATTAACACACAGACATGCCACTGAGTTTAGCGGGAGCACTTATGATTGGGGGAGGCGCCTCAAAATTGCTGGGGGGATTATTTGGCTCCAGGAAGAGGCGAAAGGCTGCGGAGAGGCTGCACAGGAGAAATCAGGAAAGATTAGAGGAAATAAGATTAGCTGGAGAAGCTAATTTTGAAAGGGTCGAGGGTGTGTATAAAGATGCTTTTGAGGAGCTTTCTCAGCTGGAAGACTTAGATATAGATACCTCGTATGCTGATGCTCAATATTCTGATGCTCAAAGATCCGCTCAAAGACAATTTGGTAGAGCGTCTGGAGAAGAAATAGCCAGGGACTCCGTAAGACAATCGACTGCCGATTCAATAGCTGCCGCTAGGAGAACCGGCTCCTCCACTGCTGATTTGCTAGGCTTTCTTTCCGAAACCGAGGCTATGGAGAGGAGGGCGATGAGCAATATAGATATTGCTGGTATAAATGCCAGGGAGTCTAGGATTGACGAGGCAATGAATAGACTTGAGGGAGCAGCTGCTAGAAGGACTGATTTTTATCAGAGAAAGGAAATGACGGAGTTCGAGTCAGACAGAGATCGAACAATGAGAATGGCGAACTTTAGGCAATCTGCCGGATTAACCCTGTCTGAACTTGCAAATCAAAACGAAATGAACTTAATTGCAGCCAGAGACGCTATTGCCGGATCTAGAGCTTCAATTTACAACATGCAAGCAGGGAACCTTGAAGGATTATTCGGAGGATTGGGCGACAGCGCTCTCAGCTTTGGAATGATGATGGACAATAGAGATTTTTTAGCAAACACACTTGGGTAATGCCTGATTTCGCATCACAAATAGATCAAATGACACAGCAAAACCGGGAGGCGTTAAATGATGCGTTTTCCGGAATCCAGTCCATCGCTGGTCATATGGATCAAATGAATACCAGGAAGTCTGAGTATTTACGAAACAGGTTCGAAGATATTAATAATATCACCAAAGAGCTTGGTGTCATTACTGGTGAATTTGTTGAGGGGAGAGCATCGGAACTAAGAGATGAGATAAGGTCCAAGGTCCTAAAGGAGACCAAAACCCTTGGTGTAGGAACGGGAATATCGATCGACATGTCTAGGATGTCTGGATTGAACTCTAAGATCAACGAATTATCTCGATTAGCTAAAAACAGTCGAAATATCGATCTGATTTACCGGGATGCAGAGCAATCCATCATGTCCAACGAAATGATACCCGATTCTGAGAAACCCAAAATGATGAATCAGGTCATGAGGATGCTCGTTGACGATGACAAACTCTCTACCCTTGATACCTCTGATATAATGTCGGAATTGAATCAGGTTATATTGGGGGGGTCTGATTCCTATAGAGTAATAGATAACATCTTGGGCGATGTAGGGACTGCAACTTCCACATTCACAGACGATCGAGGGGGTACTATTTCCAAATCTTACTCCAACATCCTTAAAATGGATGATTCGGGAAATCTTTCCTTTACCCCGGAGGGTCAAAGCTCCTTTATGGAGGCGTACAATCGCGCAAAGGAATTAGGATACAACATGAGATCTCCGCAGGAGGAAATGGCTCGATACATTGATGGCACCAATTCAAAGTTTGGAAATAGGGATGCCCAATGGATTGATCCATTAGATAGAGAGTACAAGAAATTGCGTAACGCTGGGTTAAGGGCTAGAAACAAGAAAGCTGCCGGGGATCCATTTTCCAGTGGGTTATCAATTGATGTTCTTTCTGATTACATAATGAGACCGGCTAGGTACCGAAAAGCTGGATTCTCCACTCAGTTAGACAAGATACTTGAAAGACACAATGTCAACTTTAGGAGAATAGATGATCAGAATATTCAATTGAGTGATAAAAGCGATTTGCTACACCCAACAACTGGAGAGGTCCTTCTAGCCAAAGGAAGAAAACTAAACCTATCAGAGCCCGAGGACCAAGCAGCCGTGAGAAATATGCTTGATAAGCTAATATCTGATGAGAACATAAAAGACCTTGACTTTACGGAAGACGATGTTCACGGGGGGTTGTATTTCAATAACATATTCGAGACCATGAAAGGGTTCAATCCAGAAGATGGTGATAAGAGAATTGTTACAGACAAGAATGGGATGATAATTCAGCGAGAAGATGGTCGATTCTTCAATATGGCTGGAATGGAAGTAGATAAAGACGGATTTGCACCCGGAGGAACTGGAGGAGCATACTAAACTATGAACGAGAAATTAAAAAGGCTTCATGAGAATTTAACCCAAAAATGGGATGGGTTCAGTGTGTCATTTGAGCAGTTCGAAAAAGACATGCAGGATGAATCCAAAAGAAGATCTCTTCATGAGAATTTAACCCAAAAATGGGACGGGTTCAATTTAGGATTCGAGGAGTTTTCTAACGACATAACTCCAAAAAAAAAAGACGATTCGGGATTATCTGGTTCGGACGTTTCTACGGATGGTGATCTGGGCGAGGGTTGGACGGTCGAAAAAATTGACGCCTTAGATAGGGGAGATTTAAGCAAACTCCCGTCATTAGTGCTCAGGAAATATCACTCAAAAACCATTTCGGATTCCGATTCAGATGAATGGAATTGGTATGACTATCTGAATCCACTTGGTCCTAAGCATGACAGGGAATTCGATGCTAACCGAGCCCGACTTGATATTTCTTTAGCTGAAAAAAGAGAACAGCAAAAGGCTTCGGTTGATGAAACAATTCAAGAAAGGGTGGCTGATAAAATAGAAGGGAAGCAAACTAAGGTGGGTAGCGTCCTCGGAAACGTGTCCCAAACCACTGATAACATCTTCACTACACTAGGAGCCACCCTTGGAGACGCCCTGAACGAATTCGATCAGTTTATTGCCGGTCTATCTCCACACACAGATGATAGTGATCTTGCTCAAAGACAAGCTGTCCATGATCAGACAATGAAGAAGATGGGTCGAAGACTCGATTCAAATAATCAGGAGATGCAAGCCAACACTATTGTAAGGTCTTGGGACACAAACAAAACTTGGGATGAAAATGTTGAGGTTGCTAATCAGGGAATAGTTGAAACTTTTGAGAAAGACGGTGCTGTAGCTGGATTTGGAGAGGTTGGAATAAAGGTGGCTGAGTCAATACCTTATTTAGCGCTTTCATTCCTTACCGGTGGGGCTGGTGTTGGAGCTACTGGAGGTGCTTTCTTTTCGACCGGGTATGGTGACTCATTACTCGAGCAATACAATGAGAATCCAGAAAATATTGATAGAGGCAAGGCTGGGTTACACGGCGTTGTAGAAGGTGGAGCTTCAATTCTTTTGGGAGGGGTTTCAAAAGTGGGTAGAGAAACACTGAAAAGCGTCGGTAAGGAGGAGGCTAAAAAGATATTATCGAATAATGTATCTAATTATCTGAGACAATCGCTTGCCGCTGGCGCGAAAACAGGGTTGGCTGAAGGATTTGAGGAAGCCATACAGGAAGTTTCTCATTACGGAATAGATGTTCTTTACGGAGATGCAGAATGGGATAGGGATAGAGCTATGACCATGGCTATAGATTCATTCATCCTTGGAGCTGCTTCTGGAGGACCCGTTGGTACCGCATCGAATTATGCGAGTTACATTAGGGCTAAAAACATTTCAGAGAGTGAAGTTTTTTCCATTAATGAAGAACTGCAAACCCAGTCTTCTAAAGATAATCCAAAGAAAGCCAAGTACTTACGGGAAAGAAGATCTGAAATATACAGTGAAATAGACATAGATCCAGCTGATATTGACGGGGAAACAAAATCAGAAATTGACGACGCATATTTTGAAATAAAGAACAAAGAGGTTATTATTGCGCAAACGCAAGATAAATCTCTTAGAGATGGACTGATTAAAGAGCGTGATGCGTTAAAATCAAAACTGGATGGAATTATCAATGACATCGACGGAAGATCCGAAAAGAATGGAGAAAGCAAGGGGGATGATGATGGATCAGAACCCGAAATTGCAGATGATGATGAACAAGCTGGGTCTAAAGATGGAAAGGGCGAGCTACAGCGAAAGAGTGATCAGAAAATAAGCGAGGATTTAGATTTCGATCCGGAGGATATCCAAAAATTTAAGGATGAAACCAGGGTGGACATACCCTTTATGGACCGAAAGAAGCTCAATGAAACCAATACAAATATTGATGGGTCACAAATATTCGGTGAAGAATTCGGTGAAGTGTCTGTAAATAAAGCTCACCAAGAGCTCGTTAAGAGAGGCAAGAAATACGAAGCAGTGCTTAACTGCATGGGTTAATAGTCGGCGAAAATATCTATATTTGCCTAGACAGACACTGATATGCACCCATTACTTACAGACGCAGATTTAAGCTCATCTCAGGAAGAGAACTTTCCTTTAACCGGGTTCAAAAAGAAATCATTTAACATGCAAATAATCTGGTCTGGGGCAGACGCAACGGACGCAACAGTTAGCATTGAGTCATCTAGCAATCAGTCAGATTGGACGAAAATGAAGATTGAGGGAGAGGAGAATATACCGATCGATTCTGCTTCTGGAAACCATGTTGTGACCGCCAATGGATACGTTAGTGAATTCACCAGAGTTACCGTGGCTCCTGGGACAAATACAACCGGGACAATATCTGTGAATGTAACCATAATTAATGACCTAGATGCTCAGTAATTATGGCTCATTTGAATGTAGATAATCATCGTCAAGATTTACTACTCAGCTCACTCACTTCCAGTGAAGCTAAACTGTCCACAATAAGCCCCGCTCTTAACGCGCTTAATTGGATTCCAACAGACGGACTAGATTCAGCTAATTTATTGCTATGGATGGATCCATCAAAGAGAAATTTCAAGGATAATTCTGTTCAGGAAAACCTTGGATTTGCTAACCGAAATCCATTCAACAATAGATCTGGTTTTTATGATTCCGGACTTGATTTAGCTTATGATTTCGATGGAGTAACAGACTATGTACTCATTCCCTTTTCATCGGGTCTTCAACCAAACAATCACATTACCGTAGAAGCTTGGGTATTTGTTAGGGACACTTCTACTACCCAGCAGATAATCAGAGGGTCAGATGATGGGAGTAATTTTGGATATACGTTCTCTATTTCTGGGGGGAATTTTTCCTTCTTCCTACGAGAAGGATCTAGTAATTATTCCACAACAACTCCGGCTTCTATGGGCTGGCATCATTTGGTAGGGACCTGGGATGGAACTGATCAGAAATTGTATCTGGATAGTGATTTGGTTGCAAGCACACCCAGAAGTATAACATCACTCAATTATGGGTCTAACAACGACACAATAATAGGCGCTGCCAACACTTCCGGATCATTCGACTTAGATGGGGCACTAGGAAGGATTAGGGTGTGGGAAGAGGCTAGGAACCAGCAGGATGTATTAGATCTACACAATAATTACTCAGGACTGCTATACTCTCAATTATCAAACGAAATAAAATCCGGATTAGTGGCTAGTTGGGAATTAGATGAAACAAGCGGAAACGCCATTGACTCCCATAGTAGTTTCGACGGAACTGTGAATGACGCAACCCAGGGCGCTTCAGGATTGGGGGAAAATACACTTGACTTCAATGGAGTGGATAATGACGTTGAGGTAGAAGCCGCGAGCAAAACATATTCTCAGGTTAGTATATTTTGCTGGGTAAATCCAAGCTCCTTATCCGGGTTCACTAGAGTGTGTTCATTTGCTCCAACTAATGAAATATCACTTTTATTTAATGGGAATAAACTTAACTACCAGATTAACAATCAAGGACAATTAAACGACTCAAACACTGCCGTATCCCTTGACCAGTGGCAATTAGTGGGTATGACCTTTGATTCTACAACAAATGAGCTCATTTATTATGTAGACGGAGTGGCAGACAGCAATGTGATCACAGAAACAATTGACCCGGGGGCGGTAACTGATTTGTTGATAGGCAGGGCAAGCAGTTCATCTATTCAATTTTTTGATGGCGAAATGGATGATTTGGTAATTACCGATGATATAGTTTCTCCGGCTGAATTTTCATCAATATTCAATGGAGGTGTGGGAGCGGATCCTTCTGGAATCGTAGATAATATCGTCCATTATTTTAAGTTCAACGAGGTTCCATATTCACCTAAGTTATCTAATCTAGGATCTTCGGGTGTTTCTGGAGATCTAACTTCATTCCACTCAGTAAACCAAGTGGATGATTTAAGTGGCAATTCCGATCATGGAACCCAGGTAACTGCATCTAAGCAACCATCAATAAAAGAGATTTCAGGTGTTAGGATGTTGGATTTTAATGGGACATCCGGTATTGTAGATATACCAGTTAGTGCAATAGACGAAAGTCAGTTCTCAATATTTTGCGTTATTCAAAATAAAGATCTAGTTGGGCTGCAATTTGCTTTGTCTGCCTATTCTTCAGCCGGAGGAACTCCCACGAGGATTTACCTTGGATCCGACAGCTCGACAGCATATGCAAGAGCTGGGGGCGCAACAGACTCCGGTAATATAGAGACAAAAACTATAAATACCAGTGATTTACAGATCGCTTGCATAACTGGTGAATCAGGGACGTTAAGGAGTTTTCTGGATAATGAGGCTGAGGAATCTGGTCTCTTCTCAAATTCAGGGGTAACCGATTTATCGATAGGAGCATTTAAGTCTGGTGTTACGGAAAATTCTCATTTCAATGGCTACATAGGAGATGTTATTATTTATGATAGAGAGCTATCACTTGAGGATAGAAATACAGTATTTAATTACCTAACTTCAAAATACAGTTTGTAATGGAATATTTCGTGGGCACACAGCAAGATATAGATGATTTCAATAGAGATATTTGGGCTTGGTGGCATCCGGATGGATGTCAGTCTCGGGGGGACCAATTTATTGGTACGATGGATCAAGATGGGGTTGAAGTTACGGAAGAGTACATACGGCAAATAATGAAGGCTTCCTTTGCTCCTGGGGATCCAGCTAAATATACCAAGACATTTTCTGACTGCATAGATTCAGAGGAAGTGTTTGATCAGGGATATAATATTGTTTACAACTTTAAGAAAGGCTGTTTGACGTTGGATCAATCACTTTCTAAAGCTGGAGAAAGATATTCAGATCCCGTAGAAACAAATGACGGTAGGTGGGCTATACCATTCCATCCATGCGCAGTCGATGTAGACATAGTTTTAGGAGTTCCTGTTTACACATTTCCGGTTGGATACATATCTCTTGAGGTGGTTGTTGACGATGGAACCCTTCTAGATGTTGATATTTCATTAATTTAGCGCAATGGCTCTATCCGACTGCATAAGAAAAGTAAATGATAATCCAAATCTTCCATCATTCTCTGAAAACGAGATGAAAATGATAAAGGGTTTTAAGGAGAATTATAAAGACAAAGATCCAGAAATAGCTGAAAGACTGGCTATAAGAGATTACGCCCTTACCGTGAATGATGGATTGAATTTTATCAAAGAGGCTGTTGGAGAGGGTAAGCAGCAATTTGACGACTCTTACACAATTCCAGATCGTAAAATTCCAACAGAAAATATAGAGCCTAAATCTCAAGATGAAATTGATTCAGAATTCAAGGAATTATTCTCAGAAATAACTTCAGGAAAATCTGAGGAGTATAAGAATTTAGTTGAATCAGGGGTACGCGCAATTGGAAAGGGTGCCACTAGAACAGAGAAAATATTATTTGATAATGAGGTTTCTCGAGCCACCAGCAAGATTACTGGATCCACTAGGAAATTTATTAATGATTATCTGGACAAGCCAGCCAGTGTAGTTACCAAGGGTATTGTAAAAGGAGCTAAATCAGCAGGAGACTGGGCTGGTCGAGGGACAGCCAAAGCAGAGAATTCAGCGCTCAAATCTATTGAGAAATTTTCTGGAAAGGAAATAAAAAGTCAAGTCACCGCGAATGGAATGATTCGAGACGCGATCGATTCTTTCCTTCCGAACGTAAACCTTTCAGATAGCCAGCAAAAAACCAAGAGAGGGTTCACTGGTGAGAAGGAGATGGGCAAAGAGATGACCGGCAGATTGGTTATTGGTCTAAAATCACATCCTGCATACAATTACGACTCCATGGAGCGGATACATCAGGTAATGGACCCAGAAGCATCTCAGAATGTTGTAGGTCCAGCTCCAGAACTTGCAAAATATGAAGATTTATCGGAGGCTGAGCGGGAAATGCACGATTACCTCAGGTCCATAAATAATTACATCCATGAAACAAACTATTCCAAGGGTCTCATAGACGAGGAGACTTACAATAGGTTCAAGGGGAATTACATTGCTAGGATGTATGAGGAGATAGAGATGGCTGAAGTGGAGAGTGATTTTAAGTCGGGGGCGATAGACACAAATATTTATAAAGCCAGGAAGGAACTCAGCGATCAAATGCAATCCGTCAGGGATCCATTATTTCTTACGATGAAAAGATTTGGTCAGACAATGCAGAACGTCGCGGTAGCTGATTACATCAATGCAATTGCGGCTGATCCGGAAAACTCATTAACCGCAGAGGAGTTTGAAAACCTTGAAAAAACAGAGAAATCGAAATACACTAAACTAACCGTTGATTCGAAAGGAAAGAGATTCGGTCAGCTCGAAGGAAAGTATGTGCTGAATACTTACGTGGAAGATCTCAAAAACCAGCAGTTCTTATCCAAGTACATGAATGATTTTCATTCTCTCGTTTCGCTGTACGACAGAAACATATTTCGTCAGATGACCAAGCAGGGATTGACAGTCTTCAATCCGGCAACGAGACTCGTAAATATCATATCCGGGTTTCATTTTGCAAATCTCGCTGGGGTTGATGGAATATCTTTCGCAAGAAATAGAGTTGCCGCCAAGGAGGACTTCGCATCTGGAATAACCGAAGATATAGAGCACTTGTTTAGATCCGGAGTGCTATCGATGAGTAATATTGAGCATGAGCTCTCGCCCAGCAAGTCTGATGACAAAACTGGTCACCAAGAAGAGACCGGAGCAGAATTGATTTCACCAATTAGTGAGGAGGCTAAAAACGAGACGTTCACGGGAGGAATATTGAGAGTAGGGAAAGCCGCTAAGGACAACTATGAATCCATCTCAAAGATGGCAAGAAGATCCTATGGTCGATCAGATGATGTAGCTAAGCTTGCCGCGTATAAGTCACTCATTGAACAAGGGTTCTCGAAAGAAGAAGCCACGGACAAGGTTGCTAAGGCAATGCAGAATTACTCATCGGTCGGCAAGGCATATTCACTTGGCGCCAAAATACCATTCATAGGGAACGCTTTTGTTAGGTTTCAGGCTGATTTACTCAGAATATCAGCAAACGCCATGATCGATAAACCAGTCACCACAGCTATGTATGTGGGATCGATTTATGCGCTATCTAGGCTGACCTCGTATTTGTCAGGAGAAGACGACGAGGAAAGATTGATTCGGACCGATAGACCGTTTACCCCGGACATGTTCGGCATTCCTTTGATGTGGAAAGTTGGAGATATGGAGGTGAACATGGCGAAATTCATGACTCCATATTACACTTACGATTTGGGAGCTAGGGACGAGGGGACCTTCAACACCAAGTTTCTTCCGTTTGATTTGACATTCAAAGATGGTGGTTTTCACTTACGATCAGGGGACCCGACGCTTGGATGGGTTGTTGATTTAGGGAGAAATAAAGACTTCAGGAGTAAGTCCATAACCAACCCGGATGGGAATGCGCTAGATGAGAAAGATGCGAGAATGAACCAGTTCATTTACGCGATGAGGAATTCGATCGGCAATGCCGTTCCGATTCGTCTTTTACACGACATGTACCTGTACGATCGAGACGGTCAGGACTATTATGGGAGAAATAGAGACATTTCAACCACTCTGATGTCTCGAGTGATCAAAATACAGGAATGGGAGGACTCTAAGTACAAAGATCAAGTCATTGATTATTTCTACTACAAAGACAGAGATATTGATAATTTGGTTTCTGAGAGAAAAAGTTTTGAGAGGGATTACGAAAGAAAGGTGGCGGAGATTTCCAGGATGAATATAAGTGACGGTGATAAAGAGAAGAGGATAAACAAAGCCACAGATGATTATGTCGAAATCATGATGGAATCTTACGAGAAAGAGGTGAAACTAAACACTGAAAAAGTAGAGTTTGCTGAAAAGATACCAGTCACACTTAACGAATTAGCTGAGGATTAGAGGATTTATTCCTATATTTGTAATGAAACGAAAGCAAAAAATGACTGATTTTATTAGGAATCAATTAGATTTTCTCACCGGAGCCTTATATGGTGTTGGATCGATACTAGCTCAAGCTAATTCGGCTAATCTAAATCTCTTCAAGGTCGCGTTAAACACTATTGTTGTTACCCTGGTTGCGTACATTGTGAAGGAATCCGCGAAATGGGTACACGAAAAGTACATTAAGAAAAATGAAGATTAAGGAGCATTTACTTCCTCCATCTGACTGGGGTCAACAAAAGACAGAAAAGAAATCGATCTGCATTCACCATACTGTATCGGGTCCCGGGATTGAAGGAGATATAGCAACATGGAAAAAACCCGGCAGAATAGCTACTCACTTTATTATTGAAAGAGACGGCACTATTGTGAAGACGGTGCCAGTAAACAACTGGGCTCATCACCTGGGCATAACCTCTGATTTCTTTAAAGAAAAAGGATTGCCGTCAATCAATACCAGATTGAATATGCAAACAATTGGCATTGAGCTTGATTCTTGGGGACCAGTCAAACCGTCGAAAGAAGGTTATTTCACAAATAGATATGGCGCCAAAATTCCCAAGGAAAACGTGGTGCATTATCCGGATAAATTTCGAGGATACAGCTTTTATGAGAAATACACTGATGAGCAACTGAAGTCTCTCAGATGGCTGCTCCTGAACCTGTGCTCAAAGCATAGAATAACTAATTCGTACAATGAGGACATGTGGGATGTTAGTATTGATGCGCTGAAAGGAGCGCCTGGGATATGGAATCACACATCTTACAGGGATGATAAATCAGATTGTCACCCTCAAAAGGAATTAAAGACCATTCTTCAAACATTAATCCTTTCTGGACCGACGTCATGAGCTTTAGTGTAACTACGATAGAGTATTTTCTAGCTCACGCATCGTGGATCACTTTTCTGATTTGGAATAGGCATGCCATTTACAAAGCGGCTTGCGGTGGAAATGGAATACCTCAGCCAGACGAGATAGGAAAATTGTTTGCACCATTTGCCCTTCTCGTTCATTACATCGAATACCAGTGGGGTGGAAAAGAGTTTAGCCTGGAAGTTGCTGGAATTTGGATGGCATTAATGGGTGTTCTTAATTACACTAAAAACAGGAATGTTCATACTGATTTTCCGACTCATACTTAGGATCATTACGCTAATTTTGATTATATTGCTACTGTCATGAAATACAAAATTATAAGTTTTATAGCTCTCATCGCGGTTATTGCCGCATTCTTTGTTGGAACAGACATTGGGGACAATAGATCTAGGCGAGAATACGAAGCCAAGAATGATAGCCTTCAGAATCAATTTGAAATGGTTCAATTGGAAAGGGATTCGATCCAAAACTTACTGACCGAACAAAGAGATATTTCTCACGTTCTTGTCGGTGAAAGAGACGCTAAAGACGGCGTGATTGTTGAGTTAAGAAAGAATCGTTATGAAGAAGTTAATTCCGTTCGTACTATCAGCGCTGATAGCGCTGTCCTCCTTCTCACAGACCTCGTCGCAGAACCAATTACCTTCGACAGCACGATCGTCGAAGATTGAGAAAATAGAGATCAGAGGAAAGACCGGCGTATTTATCTCCATGGCAGATGTGCATGAGATAAATGCAAAACTCATCGACAGAAGAGGTCTAGTTAAAGAAAATAGAGCCTTAAGGAAAAGGATTAAGATTTCTGACGAACTCGAAGAATCCAGATTAAGGGAAATATCTCTGCTGGAACACGATCTGAACCTTGCATCTGAGCAAATGTGGCTTAAAGATCAACAGCTTGATTTAAAGGACGGGGAGATAAGAAGACTGGGGAAGGAGGTTAAGAAGAGGACTGTTGGCGGTATCACGTTGGTGATACTTGCGTTACTGATTTAGTCTAATTTTGCTACCTTTGTAGTATGCCAGTTTACAAGAAAAAGAAACCATCGAAGAGAAAGTTGAAATCGAAGAAATCATCCATGGCTAAGAAAAAATCCATGAAGAAATAGACATGGGAAGGTCAACTAAGTACTATAGGGACAACCCTGATGCTAGAAAAAAGAAGGCTAAGACCGACAAAAAAATCAATGCTCGACCGAGTCAAGTGAAGAAAAGGGTGGAGGCAAATCGAGCTCGCAGGAAGGCTAAGAAATCCGGGAAAAATGTGTCTGGGAAGGATTATGATCACGCAACAAAGAGCTTTGTTTCTGTTGCGAAGAATCGTGGAAGAAGGGGTGAGGGAGGAAGGAAAAAGAAAAGATAAATGACGATTAAGGAAGAGATTCAAAAACTCCAGAATGAGTACGATAATAGTGATGATTTCATCGAGAAGTCAGAAATAAGGGATAAGATTCTGAAGCTAAAACTAGAGACAGGCGAAGCTCAAATATGTAATTCCGAGGAAGAGTGTGAAGCCTGTGGATCTTAAATCTGAATTGTAATAGCCCGAACATCCTCAACGGTTATCTTGCTCCAGTGCTCAATTAACAATTCCTTCTTCTCGCAATCCCACCCGGTTTCTTCGGGTAGCTGACTCTCAAGTTCCTCTATCCTCTTCTGAAGAGAATCAATTTCTTTCTCTAATCTACCTATAGATGATTCTTTTTTATCTATTAACTCCCCTAGGTCGCAATTCTCCTCGGTCAATCTATTGATATCATCTTCTAGCTTCCTGAGTCTCTGTAATTCAGTCATTTTTTAAATCGTCTTCGTAAATTGCTAATTTGGTACGCCCTAGGTGTGGGACAATGGGAGATCTAAATCCGATCTCATCAAGTGTACAAAAGTACGCATAACCACTGATTCCAACCTCTGTTATAACGCAGAGACATAGGCGGTGATTTTCATCCGTGGAGCGTACAAGAGGGTCGGTTTTCTGAAAGAGCCATGAATTAGGATAAGGTGATTCGGAAAGACAGCTCTTAACGTGAAATAACTCATTTCCAGCGAGTAAATCAGCGTCAAAGCTTTTTCTCTTTCTCCTGTAGATCGCAAAATCAGGTGATGTCGGTTTAATCCCGTCGCCATCAAGAAAATTAAAAACCATACACTCAGCAACTCTGCCGTTGAAGATATCCGCCTTAATTTTTGATTCATTGTGGGACCCTCTGGATTTGTACATTTTTTCACTCGTCTCATACACGTATTCCGTGAAGAGCTCACACTGTTTTATCTGGTATTCCGACGCAGCCGGAAGATCGATTTTAATCATATAATCCGTATTGGTCTCTTTTTGCTAGTTGAAATAATGCATAAGCATCAGCCTCATTGTCATCTACCGGAATCCTGCACGTCCAGGACATGAACTCTTCCATCATCTCTTCCTTACTCGCCCTACCGTTTCCGGTGAAAAACTTCTTTATAGTGCCTGGGGAAAACTCCACCACCTTGATATCGTGATGCTTCGCGAACAAATTCACAACACCTCGTAGATGCGCCATCACGATAAGTGAATTCTTATGTTGACCAGCAGCCCTCTCCACCGCTATTACCTCCATTTCATAAGCCGCGTATAGATCATGCAGAAACCAGTACAAGTTGGTCTCTCGGTTATCCTTTGTCAAATTGTAAGAGCCTGAGCAATCTGGAGTTGCATATCCTAGAACAGTGGCTATATCCAGCGCGATCAATGGAGGATTGTGTCCTTTGAATTTCATATCACTAAGATAGCAAAAAAAGGAATTGGAATAGATTTTCTACCCCTTAATCCAACCTATACTAAGGTATTTGAAGAAGAATTCAGCAATGAATGCTGAGAATTTGTTTTTGTACGTTCTGGAAATGGTGGACCCATCGATGAAGGCTAATTCTATCAAATAGTTGTATTCAACTTTTTTTTCACGCTTATCGTAAACATCTACACTAACCAAATACTTGAGTCGCCTGGATTTTTTTATGATATTAATCATTGTCTTCTAGTAAAATTTCGTAAGCACCGTCTACAATAGTGTTGTTGTCCGATACAAAGACCACCCTTGACCTAATGTCTGTTTGTTCATGTATGAAATCTGCGCCCCATTGAGTGAATTCAACAGGGGAGCCTGTTTGGATCTCGAAACTTCTCTTTACCTGCCAGCCACCGCCCAATTCTCTTGTTGATAATTCTATTGTCGCAGACCCTAAAGATCCATTCGCTCTAGTAATGTTGTATCTAACTCTCTTTAATAAACCTGATTTACCCTTAGGTATCGTGAATTGTAATACTTGAGTTTGCCCCTTTCCTGCTGGTATTTCAGCAAATTCATTTACAATGGTCGTAGCTTGCCTTACCGTGACATTCCCTGCGTTCGATTGATCTCCAAAATACAGATGACCAGGGTAATTGGTCCTTGTGACCACTATTTGTATTTTTCAAAATTAATTACCCCCGAATCGGCAAATATCTTGGTTGACATATAGCAAATTTACGTAAAAAAATACTATTAAGATAAGTCATTTATTCTACATATATTTGCGTAAGCGGGGTGGAGCAGTCCGGTAGCTCGCTAGGCTCATAACCTAGAGGTCGGGGGTTCGAATCCCTCTCCCGCTACAATTTAGAACTCTAGAAAGTTCTAAAACCTTAAATAGAACCCGGCGATTTAATCCTCTCCAAAAACTCCCGCATCAACGCTCCCTAGCGCAAAAGAAATGGTTGATTCATCTAGGGATCCCATTAATGCAAGATCTGCCCTCACGCCATATGATACCGGCATGTAATCCAGCATAGCCATCAGTAATCCTGGATCTTGAGATCCTTTAAGTGTCACAACTTCTCCGTTATTGAGTTTTATGACATTTCTCCACGCGTCCTCAAGTGCGAGTCTGAGCTCTGCTAGTTTTTTCTTTTCTATTTGCATGATGTTGTTGTTTAAAATGGAGGATCATCATCCTCATCTAAAAGACTTTCGACGTCTTGGTCCTCAAACTTACCCTCATCTTTCTTAAATTCCAAGGAACCTTGAATGTTTTTTATCGGAATCAAACTTCTCTCATCGCCTAATACAATCTCTTCTGTAATAGGGGCTTCAGGAAGTCTCCCGTAGTTGTCTTTCCCCGGGGTGTAATTACTCCTGTACGCATCGTCAAGCGGAGATAATCCGTACGAGTTCTGATACCTATTCGTCTTCTTGTGAAAGAATATCTCCACGGTTCCCTCCTCAGCTCCTAAAGCGAACTTCTCCTTAAGTTTCGCGACTGTAAATTCAACCAATGGGTGCTGGGTGCCTGGGATCTCCCCCTCTTTCCACGGAGCCATTGGTAAATTGTAATAAGGTCTATGTATTATGACGCCGACGTCCGAACCATTGACGAACCCCATTCCCCCACGTATATCGTATAGTGTTGGTTTGATGACTCCACCATCCTTAGTCCGCATCGGCTTGCCAGGATGCGTGACGTAGATCCACGCCATGTTGTTTCGGACCGTCCAGTTCTTAGCTTCGTAAATAGTCCGACGATTCGCCTGATCAAGTAATTCATCTTTTCTTTGGGGGACATCAAGCGTGTTGAATGGGTCCACAATAATTGCATCATGCTTCCCGAATTCCTCATTCACTTCCTCGGCAACTCTTATAACATCATACTGCTTAGCGAGAAGCGTGTCCGGCATGATTATCGTAAAGTGCTCATGGACCCAGTCTATTGCCTCATCGTATTGGGCATCAGTCATGTTCGGAATGTGCTCGATATCTGACGTTATGCCCCAGTAAGTATGGGCTAGTCGATCGACAATAACCTCATCAGTCCATTCTCCCTCGTCATTTGATGATAGTGATTCAGGGACAAACAGTATAAATTTCCAATTTGAGAACTTTGCTTTCAGGAACGATAGAAATAACGTGACCTCAGATTTACCGGCACCCGGCAATCCAGTGAACGTGTAAACATTCCTTTTCTTCCATAGGAAATTTGGGTCCAATTCATGAAAGTGTGTTGTTTCACCCTTATGTTTTTTACCTGAACGTCTATTTTCCTTGAGCCTTTCCTTGCTCATTCGGATGACTTCTGGGCGTTTATCTGGAGATAATTTCTTTTCAGCCTCACTCAGTTTCTCAGAAACTTGAGCCATAACATCTTCATTTCCGGAGAAATCGTTTATGATGTCGGCTATGTCATAACCATCTGTCCTGTCGGGAGTTAGCTCTAAATCTTTAACGTTACACTCCAGCTTTTCAGTAAGTAGACTGAAAGCTTTTATTGCACCCTCCCTTCCGGCTTTATCGGCGTCGTACAAAAGGATTACATCCCTTCCTCTGAGTGGTAGGGCTTTATCGTAATCTAGCGCAGTGGCGCCGCCAGGAGACACCCAGGTGTACTCTGGAAAGAAGTACTGAGCCATGGCTGCACTCTTCTCGGATTCGACAACAACAATGGGTAGTCCCTTATCTATAGAAGATCCATTGAAAAGGGATGGGTAATAAGCGTTTTTCCCATTAAATTCCTTCTCTCTCGCAACACCAGTATTGTGATCTTGAACCCTGGTCCCGTCTTCATTGTACTTGATCCCCTTCGGAAGGCATACCCTACCGTGCTGATCGATCATCCAGAAAGTGGTGAATCCATTTCTGGAGCCAACACCCATGGACTTTAGGTGAGCTTGAGCCTTTTCTGAATCACCAACAACTCCTTCAAAGTACTTAAAAAAAGGGTCGTTATGAACAATTTCCTGAGACTGCTCAACAATTTTAGGATCTACATACTGCTGTTTAGCGTTGGTTATTGGAGCGTTGCTGTCATCTGATGGAGGAAAAAATACATCAGAGCATGAATGACATTTCCCATATTTAGTTTCCCCCTTGAATGGGGCGAATTTTCCGTCCTTGTTGCTTTTTCCGCAAGGACAATTTGGAGCAACTCTGGATCGATTATTTTCGAATCCCTTACTCTCCATTGGTTTTCTTTTTAGCTTCTGATAATTCCTTCCAAAGCTCCCTCATTCTCCCTTTAATGTTCTCGCTTTTGATTTCATTACTGTCATATTTGAATTTCTTAATGAAGTTCCCTGTTCCGATGATGGGGTTGTGGACCTTCATGTAATCCTTGAACCAAACCTCTCTAGTGCCCTTATCTTGAATGACTAATCCATGATTCTCTATGGAGTCTAATAACTTTGATGAGTCATCTAATCCCGTGACGAAATTAGTCTTCTTTTCCGAGAAATAAAAGACCCCGGCAGCATTTGTTTTGACGATCATGTACAAAACAATGAGCCGCTCCTCTTTGCTTAAGTCATCCCACACAGGATTTTCGTCTATCAATTTCTCAGCGTATGTCATTCATTGAATGTAAAAATGAAGATTAAAAAACCCCCTCCGACTGGAGAGGGCTTTCTGAAAAGGTAGATGTTTGTCCGATTAAAACGGCAGATCGTCTTTCTTATCCGATTCATCGTCGATATTAGGGAACTCGATCCCTTTCTCTGAGTCGGAACCAGAACCAGAAGTGGCTTGATCACCGCTGGTCCTTTCAGAAGTAAATCTGTCGAGTGCTGCTTGGATCTGACCCCATTGCCATTCCGATGGGGCGGAGAAATCCCATTTCTCACCTTGCAGACCATTTTTCTTCGTGGCTTGTGGTCTCTGGGAGATGTGCTCCTTGAACGCTTCATTTTCCTTTGTACTAGGGATGTACACGCCATCTTGCTCAAAAGAAATTCCACGAACCTTACCATCTCTTTTCGAAAGACCAATCTTCAGTTCTTTGTTGAAGTCAACAAGACCAATCTGGTCCCCGATAGATGAAGCGATAGATGTGAGCGTATCTCCGTCGTCGTTAAACGCATTGGTGGAGATGACCACAATAGTCCCGTCTTCAAATTTCAGGCTGATCGAAATTTGCGTTCCGAAATCGCTCTCACGAGTTTCAAACCGATCGATCATCCCATCGGCTGAATCAAAGGTGAACTCAGCAACTTGCTCACTATTCTTGTTCATCCTGACTCGGTGATTAGGTTTTAGTTTCCCGTTTACGTCACCGTCCTCGTAAGCGTCTGAAATGTTTGGAAGTTTTGAGGCAAACTTGCCAGCAACAACCGATACATATAATAGGGTGCCCCCTTCATTCTGTCCAAAAGACATAGCTAAATAGTTATTGGTTAATTAATGTGTTGGCAATTTAGATATTTCATTCCGAAAATACAAATCTCCAGTGAAATTAAAGTATCTGTTGATACATAGCATAACCTTCTTGGAGTGTCGATCATCCTCCCATATTTTCTTTGAGAGTTTTCTTACCGGCATGAATTCGGCGGGAGTCATGCCGAGCTCTGACATTATTTGAGATTCATCAAACTGAGCTATTGTTAAAAGAAACGTCATTACCGCATTTGCGGAATGCACAGAATCTTCCCATTCCGTATCACAAGGTAAGAGTCCTGGACCCTTTTTTGATATGGCGAATTGTTTCCGCACACATTGCGTTAGGATTTCGATGTTCAATTCTTCCATTCTCCCGTTTTGGCGTCAAACTCCTTTAATTCCTTTTTCAATTGTCTCAACGTGTAGACGCTATCAACTTTTCTCAGTCTACCCACCATCGTAGAGGCTATTTCTCTAGTTACAGTATCAGCTTGAGAAAGGGTGGTTTTAGCGTCACTGAGAGAGCTCCAAAATTCACTCCAGTTCATATCTCAATTATTAATGGTAAAGTTTTCGAGTCAATATCCACGTCGAGGGGATTGTTTTTCCAGTCCCTGATCCGGCTAATTGCATGTCCCATTTTCTCTCTAGCGTAATCGATGGAATCATTAGACAATCTCATGATCCTAGCAGTGTAGGGCGGTTCCTTCTCAACAACCACAAAAAGAAACCTCCTAGGATCCATTCCTAAGAAATCGGAATAGAACACAGCTTGAATGTCGTATCCAAGATCAGTGAATCCCCATTTTTGAAGCTTCCGGATATCGGCAGCTGACTTCCAATCAACAATGTATTCAATCTTTCCCTCATCTTTTGTGGTGAAGTGAACATCTGGTCTAATCCTGAAATTCAGTCCTTTAGTTCTAGAATCATCTCCAGAACCAAAAAAACTGTACTCGTCTTTTCTGACTAGATTCGGATTGTCAAGTAATTTTCTTAGGAATGGAACTTGCATCGCGGATTCAAACATCCCTTCGGCTGCGGAAACCTCAGCCTGAGTCATTATGATCTTACCTTCGTTCGCAGCTTTCCATTCTTTCCCATCGGTAGTGGAACCGTTCCAAGAAGTGTCTTCTCTTTCTTCGAAAACTCCGTCAGGTGTTCCGATGTATTTCTTGCCATTAAATTCAACTCGAAAATCATTAGCCCTTGAAACTACCGTTTTGTCTCCCCTTCCAGAAACGCTAATGATATTTTCATCCATTTTAGCTCTGCCCCAGGCTCTTCCAAATTTCTTCAAGTCCTCATCATCCAGCTCAGCAAGCTTTGTTCCGCATTGTCCTTTCTCCGGTTTAATGGCGAATCGATCAGAAATTATACCGAGCTCCATTTTTTCATGAAACATGTCGCCAAACAAAAGAAACGAGGCTTCTTGATCCAAAGGGATTAAAGCCCTTCCCACTGAGTGCTTGCTAACCCCTTTCACGAATGAAGAAGATATCTCGTCTCGACTATGATAATCGTGATTTGACATATCTCCGACAACTTCGTATATGTCGAATTTGAATGGATCGAATGTGTTGTGAGTGAAGCTCATAAACCTAATTTGTCTTTAAGTGATCTTAACGATGATTTTAATCCAGTGATTCCTGGAGAGAATACGTTCTTGTTCCAGTTTTCGAACGCGAGAACTTTCTCGTACGACATTTTGAAATCCTGGACCTCTTTATACCTCTCATTCTTTGTCATAGTCAGCTCATCGTAATTATCTTCGATGCTGTTAATGGTTTTGAAATATTCCTTGACCTTCTCTTGGGTCCTGGAAGATAGATCAAACATTTCGTTCATGGATTTTTTGACGTAATCCAGGCTCTTCTTTAATTCCTCCTCTGGTCGAGATTTTCTTTTGGAAATTCTAGACGGCATAATACTCTCTGATTATCATTTCCCAATCGGCTATATACCGGAACTGAGCGTTCCCTGCATACACAGCTTTGATTTTGTATTTCTGGACAAGATCCATTCTGGAATCTTGTATTTCTTTCTGGAGGGATTTAAAATCACCAATCACTTTGCCGTCAAGAACGGCTCTGTCAAAAACATCTATTCTGAATTCCACGTAGCTAAATTACTTGGAATTGGGTTTAATTGCAAGCATTTCACTAACTATTTGTTCTTCAGTCTCCGTCACATAGAATCCTTCTGTGGTGGCTGGGTTGGCGTGACCCATCATTTTGGCGATCTGGTTTGTGGTGTACCCTCGCTTAGACATGGTCATACCAAATGTATGTCTGAATTTATGGGTTCTCATTTCATCGAAACCCAACATTCTAGTAAACTTAGCTAAGAACCTAGTGTATTTACCGTACTCACTGTCTTTTAGTTTGAGATTTGTTTTCCCATTCTTGATGAATCTTTTGAATGGAAATAATCTTCCCCCCAAGCAGTTCTCCTTTAGCTTTTTGCGAACAAATTCAATCTCTTCAGAAAATGGAATATAGCAAGGATTCAGCGTCTTACCCCTTATAATCTTAATGTATCTTTTCCCGTCCAATTCTTTAATCTCCCAATCATCGGACCCCATATCATCAAAAGACCATCCGGTAACAATCTGCCACATAGCTGCCCACCTATATCTTTCATATTTGTGTTTCTTGGATCCCATGAATTTGAATTCACGAATCTGCTTGACCTCCTCTTCTTGGTGCCAGTACTTCATGATAAACTCCTTGCTACTCTCTTTCTTCACCTTAGACTTCATTCGACTGACGAGTCGTGTTGCGGTGGAGAATGGATTTTGAGGAGCTGCAACTTCATCCTGGTAGTCTAGGACATAATCATCGTAGAATTTACCAAGGATGGATAATTTGCGCTTTATGGTCCCAGTCTTTTGATTATCCTGAATACAAGATTCAACAAAGGAAACTCCTATTTTATTGGTGATTCCACTGAGAGCTACATCCTCATACCCAGTGTGGTATTTAAACCATTTCCGAAAACTCTCCACTTCCACAACATACTGATTATATGTGTTCTCAACAACCGTCAACTTAGAAAGAGAAAGACCGTGCTCCATGGCGTTCATTAGGGTGAATTCATTCTGACCCTCAATGTATTCGTCCCGAAGCATATCCCGAATCATCACGGCGGTATGATAGGGCTCTATTTTTATTCGATCGAACTTGTCTCGTAAGTCTCTCAGATTTTGATCAGCGGACCGGGTGTACATATCCCTAGGCATAACGCCGCCGTGTTTGAAGTTCCTCTTGTCATCGATCTTAATTCTGGTGCTGAACTTCTTTGTGGTACCATTGATCTTAACCCTTGCGTAGACTACGCCATCCTCTAGGGAAAAGTAAAGTCCTGGCTTCATTGTTTTTGCAACTCACCGCATTTAGTGCACCTGTCCCACGCGTAGTGACTGTCGTGTCCGATGTAAACAAAGGTCGATTCACCTTTCTCGTCTAAGTGATCGCATAGTGCTTGTAGACTGCTTTTTATCTTGCCCAGATGGCTGAGTCTTTCCTTCAACTCCTTCTCCTGTTTCTCTATCTCGTCTATATTCATCTACAATTATTTTTGATTCAATTACCTTGCTTAATAGTGAAATCCTCCCCCATAACCCCTTTCTGGAATCGATTCTCTGAAGCAAGTTTATAACAGAGGAATGATCCCTTCCATTAAGTATTTTACCTATCTGCTTAAGTGTTAACCCCCTGGACTTCATGATAAAGGAAAACGCACTTCTAGCATCCACGTAATCCTCAATCCTTACCATGCCCTCAATAACATCCCACTTCAGCATAAAAAACTCAGCCGTGGTTTCTTTAGCTATCCGCTCGAATTCACTATCACTCACGGATGTGAGGAGGTCCATGTCCATCTGAGACTTATGGTATTCAGCAAAGTCAAACAGGTGCTTCAAATCAAAATGGGTAAGTTTTTGCCTTTCTCTCTTTTCATTCATCCACTTCTTGAAGTGCTCACCCAATTGTTTTGTGTATGATGTCATTTTTCTCAATCAATCTGTAAGCAATGTTCGCATCTAGGCTATTTGTGTACACCATATAATGGATATTCACCATGTCGGCGTACTGACCGACTCTATGAATTCTGTCTTCCGCTTGCTTCATGTTGCCTGGAGAGTAATCCATCTCAGCGAATACCAACGTGGAGGAATTTACAAGGGTTATGCCAACTCCAGCTGAAGTGATGGATCCTACAAATACACGAACCTTTGGATCTTCCTTGAATAAATCGATCTCAGCTTGCTTCGCTTTTCCACTCATACCGCCGTAGACCATGGCACAAGTATTTCCGAACTCCTCCTTGACTCTTTCAATAACCTCTCTATGATGAGCGAACACAACGATTTTGTCATCTGATTGCTCAAGCATGTCTTTCAACCTATTGATGACAGATGAGATTTTTGATAATCCCAACTCTTTTCGAATCCTGGATGTGTCTTCAAGCTTTACTTTAACCCTAGCCGATTCGTCAACAAATTCGGTAAGCTTTTTCTCCTCTGCAATCAATGGAGATAGCTCACCCATTGGTCTTATTTCATGGACCTGGAATGTCTTTGGCGGCAACTCGGTGAGTACGTCTTTCTTGAATCGACGTATCATAAAGCCCTTCATTTTCAATCCTAGCTCCTCTAGATTTGAAGAGCCGGAATCGTCCCATCTCTTGAATCGACGAATGTACTTAAGATCACAGTAACGCTTCTTGAAAGCCCACATATCCTTGAATACATTCGGAGAAAGGTAATGGCATATCGTCCATAAATCAGCCGGTCGATTAGCCATTGGGGTGCCGGTCAGTAAGACGATCTTCTCAGCATCTAATGGCGGGATATCTCGGTAGCCGACAATTGCTCTAGTTCTCTTGGCTTTAGAGGACTTAATGTAGTGCGCTTCATCCATGATGATCATGTCCCACTCATCCTCTCTCATCTCGTTCCTTAACCTATCAGCGATATCATAGTTCATTATGACTATGTCGCATTCCTCACGGTTGTAGAACTTCCGAGATGTCGCCTGTTTGATTATGAGCTCTTGATTATGTAGCCACATCTGTAGCTCTCTTTCCCAATTGATCTTCAAAGAGGCGGGACAGATGATAAGAATGCGCTCATACTGGTTGTCATTGATTATACCAATAGCTTGAGCGGTCTTACCAAGACCCATTTCATCAGCTATCAAGACGCGCTTTTTGCCCCTAGAAAATATGATTCCCTCCTCCTGGTAGGGGTAGTAATTAAGACCCGGCGGTGAGAGTATTGATTTATCCATCGAATGACGTGTAGTAAATATCTAGATCATCCATTTCCTCTCTTACACTTCTGTTAAATGAAGACCCCCCTGGACAACAAACAACAATTTGGATTCCCTTGAAGTCCACACCGCTCCCTTCTCGGATTAATTTCCACAAGTATTTTGACTCAGGAAAGTCATCTTTCAACTCCTTTATTTCCGGCTCCTTGTCTATCAGACTTTCAAAATCAATTATTAGTGTAGGTTCGTATGCCATTATATCTCATCTTCGTAAAGTGCCTTGAATTTTTTCACCGTGTCAACGATTCGGTTTCTCGAAATCTTTCTGTCAGACTCCCTGAAATGAGCCTCAACCTCATCATGTGTCTTACCGGATTTCTTCAGCTTGATTATTTCAATCTCATCATCAGTAAACACAACACCTTTCTCCTGCTCAAACTTCTCCCTTAATTTTTCAGCCTGCTCGTTAAGTAATGCATTCACTCGATCATTCTCGGATTCTTGGGATTCAATTAACTCCTCTTCATTCACCTTCTTAGCCTCTTTAGATAGGAAGAACACGGCTAACACGCTAATTGCGGCAAGCATTACAATCACAACTTGATCAAATGTATTGGTCATGAATGCAATGTAATACCTAAGCGTGATCACGAATGAAGCTGTCATGAAGGCTCCAGTAACCCATTCCCTGCCGCGCAGAGCGAAGATTAAAACGCATGCATCGATCGATGCAGCTATCAACAGCCCGTGAGTAATCTTCAACCATTCGCTAGGAAAACTACTGAAATCGTAGAACACCTTAGCAAGGTGTGGAACCTGGACGAAAACAATCACAGCGATTGCGATCCAGATCAAAAGTTTCTTTGAAAGTTTCATTGTGGGTCATTCATTTTAATGGAAAACTTATCGAAAAATCCATCTCCATTAATTTTAAGTAAAGACAATTCTATCAGGGCTGGGACGTTATCTATGCACAATAGATCGCTCAGTTCACTGACTGGAATAAGAAGCACAGTCTCGTCCTCCATTGTAACGAGATACTCATCGGATACACATGCAAAAACATCCATGTGAAACGAATCATTGCTTAAATCTCCAATGAACTGAAAAGATTCATTCGAAGATAGATCAACACCCGACTCTTCATGAACCTCTCTCAGTATAGCTTCTTTCGGGGTCTCCCCGGGCTCTATCTTGCCGCCTATTCCATTTAACTTACCTTTCTGCCAGTTTGGTCTATTCTTCTGAATTAACCAAACATTTTCCATGTCCTTTGTGAATATAAATGCTAAAACGTATTTCTTCATGATGACTTCAATCCAATGGTGGTTAAAGAGTAATATGAACACTTTGACTTCAACACAAGATTGACTCCTGCAGTGAGTCTCTTAACCGATTTTAAGATACCTTCATGCTCTTTAATAGAATTATAAACATGATCGTCATCTCTACCTGAAACCTCATGATCAAGCTCAACTAGCTCATCAGCAAGTATGTCCATTATTGTAGATGGGGAAATTGATACGCAAGTGGTCTCTTTACTGAAAAGTGCTACCTCGGAAAGAGAGATGCCTTCCTCATTAAGTTCTGACTCAATATCCTCGTGTAGATCCCTAACAGTCTGCCACTGTAAGCCCACCACTCCAATTTTGGTATAGCCTTGATCTAGCGCTTCTTGAACGGTTATTCTCCTCACGCCGCTTTCTTTTTAATTCCATATCGAACATTGCGCTTCATGTAATGCTCGATTCTGTTTACTTTCCCTGGCTCGCCAGTTTTCATCCTATGTACCAGCTTCCTTTTAACCATTTCCCCGTCAGTGAGGTTTTCGAAAGCCTCGAGCTGACGTATTTGAGATAGGGACACCCCGGATTTCTTGAGGTTATTTAATTGATTCCTCTCGCTTCTGGTTAAATCTCGAGTTTCAACCTCCTGGACCAGCTGAACGACCCTTCTGTATTTGGTACCGCCCAAGGGCGTTTCATGTACGGTTAGATGATTTGTTGAAGTGTTTTTGACAAATCGATCCTTTTGGATATGACTCCTTCTCATTCTTCTATTTGGATGTTTTGACTTTATAACAAATCCCTTTGGATTCGCAAGTCGAAGGACATTCAATTCCTCTTTTGATAATGGTCTGTTTACATTCATTGTTTTAATATTTGATCGTGACAAGATGGTCTGCCTGTGTACATTGAAATCGGAGCCCCACCCCTCTTGGATGATTCAGGAAATCCAGACTTCCACCAAGCATCCGCAGCCGCTTTCACTTCTGGGGTCAAAGGGCGATGACAAGCCTTTTGTTTTTTGCAGTCCTCGTAAAAAGGACAAAAAGTCATGTCTTTATAGGCTATCATTTATCTTTTATCCATGGCTTAAACACAAGGAAGGCTCCAATATAACAAAGGGTCATTAAGGACCCAAAAAACCAATTCATTGGCGTCATTCCAATCGTATTCAATGCAGTGAGCCATGATATAACCACCACGGCTCCTAATATAAAGAAAACTACAGCTTTTGCATTCATGTTATTGTTATTTAATGATTTCCCACTCCTCTAGAGTGTCCCTGACTTTTTCATCCATTAGCTCCGGATCGGAAGGTATGCCATAAATAGTTGATCCATTCGAATCGAGCATTTGAAAAAACCCGTCCTTATGAACTAGTTGGGGCTCTCCCTGCAACTTGATTGAGTACGGAAATTTTGAGTGTAATCTCTGTAACTCAATAAGGGGTGTGAACTTCTCTCCGGAGTTGTATTCAGGGAGTGATATTTCCGAAATGATGGATACAAATTTATCTTCGTTGCTCATGGTTATTATCGATATCTTGTTGCAAATCCGATTCCAAAAGCAAGTCTACACAAAATAATGTGGATAACCAAAGGAATACATGGATAATTAATAAATAATCCTATCCTTTCTGCGGCAAAATTTACCCACCAGTCACTTGTAAATGGTAGTATAATTGCCATTCCAGCCCCTAAACACATATAAATGATCATTCCTGACTTAAGTCTGTGCCATCCATCAGTTAGAAAAACGAGGAATGTGGATGAGTACGCAAATCTTTCCACATACTTCGGGGTATGCATTCTTAAATACCACCAATGATGCTTCCTTGATGCGCTTTTACTCACTGGAATTATTTCTTGAAAGGTATTATCAAGTTTCCATTTCCTTACCCATGAAATAGTTGGGTCCCAAAAGGATGGATTATTATGCAGTCTTGATGGCGCCCGATCCCAGTGATGGGATATGGTATCCATGAGACCGTTGTTCCTTCCGGCAAGAAAGTACCAAGCGTAAAGCGTTAGAATTGTTGTAATGAATGAAATTATCATGATATTCCTGTGTTTGATGTTGTGATAATTGGTTTTGTATAAAGAGCGGTTGCGCGAACGCGATTGATGTCCTGGCTCTTGATGTTTGATGTTGCAAATGAATCTGAACCTCTAGGAAAGCCGTACGGGATCATTGTGTCTCTGACCTTGCAGTACATTCTCTCCCTTTTCTTTGGTTCACTATCATTCTTTTCGGAGTCCTCATCAGAGAAATATTCATCGTCGGCGACGTGGATGTCTATCTCTTCCTCGCCCAAGAAGACTTCATCAATTTCTTCGAAATCTTTTCCATCAATCATATGCTGTGCTTTATAGTTTCATTGTCCTTGAACATCAAGCCCTTTACATCTAAGAATATCTCCCAATACTTCTCAGCAATGAACATGGGATCAATTGATATTCGATATCTTCCATAGAAAAGAAAATTTCCTTTAATGTCCGTGATTAGAAGCTCCACGTCGCCATTATACCTCCTTAAAGAAACTTGGGCGGGTCTGGATGCGTTACCCTCGTAGTCTGGGTCATCCTTAAGATCGTGTAAAATTATCGTATCGCCCGATGACCCTAATGGCGCGTGGTTTTTCAAACCGCCATTGTAAGCCTCTCGAAAAGCTTGATAGAAATCATCCTTTGTTATCAGTTCTAGTTTTTTCTTTTCCATTGTATTCTTTTTAAAAACGCAATACCCGCCCATCAGTCGTTAAATGCCTCATTACGAATCTGCGACTGTCTCAGCACTATCAAGCATATGGTCCGTCAACAGGGAGATGACGCGGGGCGCCGCTTGACTAGCCTATGGTGCGGGCTCTGTTCCGTTGGTTTGCGTTCGACCACCGGTAAAATTCCAGATTCAACCCGTTAAACAAATCTCATTTGTTACCGCCCGTTTGAGCTTAAACAAATCTCATTTGTCATTGTCCTAAAAAGGACATAAACAAATTTTCTTCATATCTTTTTAATATCCAAATCCTTGATATCAGCGTCTCGGTACTTGTTCTTTTTACCTTGTTCTTTTTCAATCAAAGTTCTTGATGAAGCAAATACAACGGCAAAATCGGATTCAGATATTTTTTTACCATCATAAATATATGTATCTGCTTTTACTGGAGATGGATCGGGAGACTTTAGTTCTGGTGACTCACATTGAGCTACATTACACTCCCTAATTGGACATCCTCTTGGAGCCATATTGGTTGCGTACTCCCATGTATTGTATTGAAAATTGTACCTGAATATTTCTTTCACAACATGCCTCACTCCAGATATCTGTCCGCGAAACCATTCCCCTACTCTGTATTTTGGAAACCCGACTTTGACTAGTTTTTTTACACAATCATTCCTGAAATGATGCAACAATCCACCCGTTCCTTTCAAGGGGTAAGCCCTGACCAACAAATTTCCTTCAGGATCTTCTGTTATTGAGTCAATCACTCCGTGATGATGGGTGCGTTCTCGATGAACAACGTAATCACCAACCTTAAAGGGGAGGGATTCTTCTTTTTTAGTAGACGCCGCCACTCCACACATTCTCTCCGCTAATGTACAGTGGATCAAATCTTCCATTGTTGTGCTTGAGAATGTCTCGCAACTCCTGCGCAACAAGATTGGCGTACATTTTCTTTTGGGAAGAAGTGCCCGCTCCCTGACCAGACTTGATCTTAAAGAACTTCATCTCCTGATCGTCCCAAATAATAGTTCCGCCCCTGGCATGGACCACCCCGACGGCTTCAGATAAAACGTCTGTGCTAAACGTTTCTTTGTCTGTAATAGCAGAGGATGTTCTATCTGCATTCTTCGTGATGTAATATCTTGGTCTGCTCATGTCTTTAGAATTTAATGTTGAGCCGGAAGAGGGATTCGAACCCCCGACCTCAATATGCGCTCTACCAACTGAGCTACTCCGGCTTATTGGGGGCATGTCGCCCCCTTTTTGGAATTTACATTCCCGATACTCCCTACTGGAGAAGCTCAAGAACCTCTTCGTAGACGGCATTCTCCTCTTCGAGGTGTTCTATGCCGTTCTCTACATCCTTGATATTTCCCAGAATTTCCTTGAGGCTACTCACATACGAACGAGCGTATGATTTCGCAGCTTCAGTGGTTTTGATCTGTTCAACATCAGGGGATGAAACAGTGTCGGAAAGTGATTCTCGCAAATCAGCAATTCGCTCTCGCTTCTCCTCGATCTCTCGATTGTTAGCAAGCTTAGAATCTTCCAATTGTTTGATTGCCTTCTTTTGAAGACGCTTCAATTTTCCCTCGTCACCACCTTGTAGTGCAGCGAGGACGGTTTGAAGCCAACCTTTAGGTGCAGAATCTGCCATAGTCTTTATTGATTAAATCTTTTTAATGTTCAAGTCTTTTATTTCAGCTCTTTTGTATGCATTATTGGAACCATCAGTGTTTTTATCTATACTCCTAATAGCGTAAAGCATTTGCCTCGTTAGTTTCAGGTAAATGTTGTAATCCTTCCACTCAAGAACGGAAGGATATTTCTCATCCATTCTTATCGCTAATAGGAATCTGTCGTGACTATCCGTGTACCCATTGGATAACTCCTCTTCAATATCTGAATGGTTTATGACGGTGCCTTTGCTGCCCACTGGAATACTACATATCCCTTTCTCCACAATCTCAATCCGATCACCTATAAAATATTCCATGGTTCAAATCTTTTCAATTTCAAATTCCTTTAAATCAGTGTCTCGGTACTTGTTTGTTTTCTCTTTCCTTAAGATGTCTGGTATCTCTTTCATTGACATTGATGTTTCCTCGGGTTTTGAGGATGTTTTCCTGAGAATCCTCATCTCTGATTGAATCCTTTTCAGCTCCGATAAATAATAATCATTGCTCTCCAGATAATCTCTAGTAATTTGCCCCACAACGCTCTTTCCCGCACGTCTACCGAACAAAGAAACTCCGCTGAAGTCACTCACGCCATAATCTATCTGCGCGCCAAGAATTTTATCAGATAAAAGAGCAGCCATTGACTATACCTTTTTAAGATCAAGTTCTTTGAGATCGGTTTCGTTATATGGGTTTGGTTTTTCGAGTGCTTTCAAATCCACCACGCAAGTCGAACCACTTTCCTTAACGAAACACTCATCTTTAGTGAGTGGATTTTTCTTTATGGAGTGATGTAGGACAACGTTTCCAGCCCTATTATATTGATCTATTGCATTGAATTCCATTTCCGGTTTCAACCAGTGCTCTCTGACCCAATCCTGAACGCTAGATTTACCGTCCATAACTCGCTCGACGAAATAAGGAAGCCACTGGTCTTTGGTATGAAGCTCTGGTGGAGGATCAATTGAAACGATCTTAACAATATCCCCAGTGTTCAGGTGACCATTTGTACTTGGTCTAAGCATAGAGAAATATTCCCCGACCTCAAACATTAGGGAATTGTCAATCGTTTTCCTGGTTTTCTTTGTCTTCTTCAAGAACCTCTTGTGGAATATGTGCGTTCGATCCCCATCCTGATCCTCTATAATGAAACAATCAGGTATATTTGCCCTCTTGTTTACATATCCAATACATCCGACTTGTAGAGAATCAGGAACAGTTGGATCGTCCCATCCGCTCATTATTTGAACCCTGTCTCCAATATTTAGGATATTTGGGATGTCATCACCCTCATCCGGTATTGGTCCGATGTTTTTCTCATAGAATTCGATCGCCTCAGACTCCCTACCCCCACTTACTAAATCCCAAAATTTCCACCCCTCATCAGTGTTTTTCCATATGAAGGAATCCCCAATGGAATTACTGTCACTCAAAGTACTGGACTCATTGTTTTTATCAAACAAATCCTTGATCCATTTGGATTTTATTTCCCCTCTTGTGATGCCCATTTTTCTTCAATTAAAGTTTTAGCCCCAGTGTACGTGTCGGAATACTCATGATATTCCATTCCCATGTCGATAAAGGTGGCTTTGAAATTTCCTTTCGGAGTGAATTCAGAACTAACCCTGCCAACTAGAACTGAGTTCACAAAGAATTTCCCGTCATACCACCCGTTTGCAAATTTATTCATGGTTTTCTCTTTCAATTTCATGATGGGATATTTCCATCAGTTTTAGAAAATCAACATGTGGATTGAATACGATTACTCCATCGAACTTAAACCCCTCCATAATCTCGTGTTCGACAGCCGTCTTGAAACAAGTGTACGCGGTCTTGACAATCTCATCGTCAGTCATGTAATCGGAAAGGTAATACTTACGCCCCTTCCACTCCATATCCTCTCCGGTTTTGGTGCATGGCGCATTGTAGACAGACTGAAGGAATACCCTTCCTTTGTCACCGCGTATCCGGTCGTAATGGGCTTCTATCTTAACGGGAATCCCGAAGATTTCACAAGTGATATGCTTCGTTATATCCCTGACCCCAACAAGATTCTTCATGTCTTCCAAATTACTGTGAGTATCATTCCGAAATGACTGAATTGTACTAGCTCTCCTTTTTCCCTCCTGTATCTAGTCAGCTCGTACTCAATCATCTCCCCTTTGAATGTAAATCGGGTGTAAATGTAAATTGGAATATCATCATCTCCAAGTGTTTTGAGTAAAAATTCCCAATACTCATTTTCATTCTCCGATCCTGATTCTATCAAGCTGCCCAGATAAGCATGTCTGTACCACTTCTGATTCTTCTCGTAGTAAAACAATAGACCGTACTCACCCTCATTCATTCCTGGAACGATGCTGTACAGCTCAGGCTGCGATCCAGACGAGTCCATGAAAACAAGACTTGATCCAATCGGAATTTCAACTCTTCCTGTTTGTTCTTGGGCTCTCAATTGATTGAGAAAGAATAGTCCTATCAGGAATATCAAAACCGTGATAGTGAACCTTACCCAATCATTGTTGGGATGGTGATGTGTCGTGCTGTTCATGATTTTCTTCGTTTAGTTTTTTCCTTGCTTTTGTGTAAATCTCCTTCATGATCTCGCCGTAGTGACAAGAGGTGATCTTTCTTAATGTCTATATCTTCAATTACCGATTCACCATATGGTGAATTAACCCCGATGTATTTTACCCTTTCTCCAATTTGAAAAATTGGCTCATGTAATTCCCTCATGATTTCCTGCTTTCTTTCCAAGCTAAAATAATTTCATCTCGGTGAGATTGCTCAAATTTCACAAACTCACCGTTTTGCCAGTACGAAATGTCGAGGATGTCGATGCCATGCTCAGGCATTTCAAATCCCTTGGATTTCAAGAACATCTCGTACTCAATAACATCGAATCTTTCAATACCGATGTACTCTCTTTCTTCACCGGAATCTGCCTGAAGATCGTGGCTGATCTCAATGACATACCCAATCTTGTCAATGGTAATCTCTCCATGCGAACCAAAGACAGTATAATTCACATCTTCAGGATCGTAGGCAACCTCCTTGATTGTTGTTTCGCCACAGCACGATTCGCACACATCGCCTTTGTCGAATACAGCGCATGCCTCCCATTGCTGAGTAACAGCATCCCAAACTGCGTATGCGTCCTTCTTAACATCGCCGCTCCCACATTGAGAGCAGACCATCTTTACCTTTTTATTTTCCATGATCCTGCAAATTAAGCATCTAAAACTTCATCATCCAAACTGTTCCACGGTTTTTCTGTGATAATGTACCCCATTCGATTGACGAACGACATTCCCGCACCGATGATCAACTCACCATCAACGTCAAGAACCGTCCAGACAGTTGTTTCGAACTGCCTATTCCACCTTTGAACGTACTCTAATTCTTCTCCGTACGTTTCGTACATGCATCCGTTGAAAGGCGCGTCGTCGACAAGCTCATTCTTTTGAGGTTTGTAATTTTTCCAGAAATCGTCTTCGTGAATTTTCATCTTACTGTACGTTTACAATTTTCTTTATTTTCAAGTTGGGTTTTTCATTAAGAATGTCGAAGATGTGCTCCTCAATCATTCTCGCTCCTGAATTAACAACTATCGCATTAATTGTCACTGGGTCTTCGCACGATTCATTTATGTAGCTAGCGATTTTTCGCATGGTTCTACATGAGCAGCAGAAATCATCTACGATTAATTGATAATAGCTATCATCAAACATCCATGATCCGGCATGTTCATCATGGGCTACAGAATGCGCGCCTCTGTTATCAAAAGATATGGAAACATCTATATTTTCCTTGTAAAATCTTTCAGCTAAGAAAGTGGCTCGCATCAATCCTGAGCTTCCCTTACATATAATATGAACCCTCCAGTGCTTCCTATGCCTATTGAAGTCCTTCAAAATCCAAGGAAACATGGCTTCAACATTATCAATGACAGAATATATGTTGTCCGTAGACGGGTATAAAGCACCCATGCATCCAGTTTCTAAGTTGTACCTTTTCATCCTTTCTTAGATTTGAGTTCCAAAAACGTTTTCGTGATGCTGTCACCCCTCATTCCTGAGAATAAAACCACTGGATCAAGATCGCTCATATGCTCGTCTTGAATCGGGAATTTCCCAGCGAAAACGCAAGCGGCATTAAACGCTCCCAGATAGAATTCTAGCTCAGCCCTCAAGTAAGGTGCATTCGGATGTTCGCCATCTAGGTATTCATCAAAATCTTCTCTGAATTTCAACCCTTTCTTGTTGGCTCGTTTCTCCCAGCACTCTGCCAGCTTGAACCAAAAGTTTTCTCTTGTGATTTGTGTGTCCATAATATTTGAATTGTTAGTTTGGTGGATAGGCGGGACTCGAACCCGCACTGAGCAATTACACTCAGCCTCGTAAGGTGTCTACCAATTGCACCACTACCCACTCCGACGTTGTCTATTTTACTTTACTCTTTGTCGGATGTGCTGATATTATAATCCCGTCAGCACAACACGGGCTTCGTTCTGGTGGTTTGTCCTCACTTTCTATGTACACCTCATGTAGTGGAATCTCACGCGGTGAGTGTATCCTGACTCTGTGTTTTTTCCCTTCATATTTAGGGCGATTGTAAGTCAGTATTGCACTAGTCACCACGGTGCGATCAGCGCTGTCGCTGCCGATTGTGAGTTCAACCACCGGATCACCGCCGGAGAATACTAACCCGACGATGATAGTGATCAACTTGAACATTTCTTTTAAAAGCCACACGACCGAGCCGGAGGGCTGTCCGCGCCTTGGTAGAGAACCTCTGAATTTTTAAAACTCCAGTTCATCAATCGCATGGCTTATTTCTTTTTGCGAGTCACAAGTGAAGAGGGCGGGGTGAATTCCACACCCCGAACCTCTTAACACTATGAAACACACAATTCAATTTCTTTTGTTACTGAGCCTCAATAAATGATCTGATCGTTATCATATCACTATACTTGTCCGATCCATCATCCAAGAAGTTAATCACATCATTAAGCGATCCTAATGCCTCCTTCACTTCAGCTACCTCCGGCGTTGGGATGTCTTTCGCCCCGCCCTCTTGCGTGGTAACCTTATTTGAGACGCAGAAGATGGTTCCTCTATCTGAGTGGGCTTCCCCTTGCCAGTTGATAGAACCATCCAATACAATTCCCCAAGGCTTGAAGAACTTCTCAATCATATATTCAAGCCATTCAATGTAGTCGTAGAACTTCTCACGACCATCCCACTGCAACTCACCATCAACAACTTCCCACTTACACCACAACCCTGGCTGTGATGATGGAGGTCTGTTGTAATCTTCAATAGAAGGGTCGTGATCTTGTCCGAACATCCCTGTTCCAATTACGAACTCCCCCTGATCTCCATACGTTCCAAAAAGCTTCATAGCCAAGGCATTCTGCTCCGTATTAGGAAATGCTACACCGGATTTACGAGCCATCCTTCTGCTCTCTCCAAATGCGATCCTATCTTGCGCTCCCTTTTTACCAAGTCTCACTTCGCAAGCATGCCCACCACAGACTTGTTTTCTTTTATCTCGATATTTCGTTTGAATATTTTTCGATCTCATCACCAGTCAGTACATATGATTCCCAATAGCCGTCCATGTCCGAAAGCGCTAACATGTATGCTTGAGCCTCAGCCTTCGTTTCGAATTCTCTCGTCACAAATTGTCCGCCATCATCAGATTCGGGATCATCACCATTCGCTATTGACTTAGTCAACTGCTCACCAAATGCCGTCACCACTTTTACTTTCTCACCCCTAGACAAAACAGTAAGTAGAGCTCGCTCTTTCAGTTTGCTTAGGATTTCGTACTCAAGATCGGTTAAACCAATGACTGATCTAACCTTATACACAAGATCGACACCATCCCAAGCGGTTTCTTTGTTAGGGAAATCAGGCGTGTTATGGCACTCGTTCTTAAGGGCTATGACCCCCGCGTCTATGCTTGACTTAGCATCAACGATGTGCTGATTGCTTTTCTCGTACTCGCCGAGATGCAGCTTTAATGTTACTAGGTATTTCATTGTTGTGTGTTTTAGTTTCTCAAATCGGTACGACTTCACAAGAGATTTCACCATCTTCTTCGTACTCTATTTCAATGATGGGCTTTTCCTCGCCCATAATCAGCGCTTCGCCATCCATATTTCAGAAAGGTTTGTTTCGTTTAATGAACTGGATTGCCAATTGCTCGCAAATCTTCGGGTCGAATGACCTCTCTTACTCCGTGCTGCTTTCTGAAGTGAAATTCATACGCCTTTTGTTGCGTTAACGTTCCGGCTGTTTGCGTCCTGAAAAATCTGATGTGATCTTTCGCAACGTCTTCTTCGAACTCATTTTTGACGGGTTTGTACTCGTTCCAGAAAGTTTCTTCTGATATTTTCATTACTGACTTTTTAGTTTCTCTATTAGATTTTCCAAGTGCTCAACCCTGATGTTCTTCTAAATAAATGGAATTCCCTCCAGCTTTCAGAAACATCATCAAGCATTTCCTTTTCCGTCATTCCACATGAGTGACTTGTGTACGAAATGAACACAACTCCTAATGGTTTACCCTTTCACCCATTTAACATGCTACATTAATAAAGGGGTTGCTCCGATAGATTTTTGTAAATCAATGCTTTTATTCACAGCATCCAACGCCTCTTTGTCTGAGCTATATAACTCGCATGAATCGCATCTTTGAATTTCATTGAAATCTCCACAATCAGCAACAGAAACTCCATTACCATTGCACCAATCGCAATTTTGATCTCCTTTCACTCCCTCCCTAACGAGTATTCCGCTAACTCCGTGCTGCTTTCTGAAGTGAAATTCATACGCCTTTTGTTGCGTTAACGTTCCGGCTGTTTGCGTCCTGAAAAATCTGATGTGATCTTTCGCAACGTCTTTGAATTTATCAAAGTCAGGTATTACTACTTTCTGATCTTCTGGAAAGTATCCGAAGTAGTCAAAATATGCTGCTTGCATTACGATTTCTGAGTACAGAATAGGTCTCAAGTTTGCAGAGTACCAAAGCTTCTGCATTTCGTACGCTTCAGCCTCCCCGATGTATCCGAACTCACAGCCCGTGATATGGAAGTAGTCGTGAACCGCCCTAAATTTCAGGTTCTGATCTTCGCCAAACAACTTGCTATTGTTGTTATCCGATGATATTAGTAGCACCCCTTCTTCAGCTACTTTGTGCCGCAATTCTTCAGCCGTTTCATAGGGTTGACCAGATACGAATTCAACCTTGATCAAGCTTTGCAGTTTTTCAAAATTGCGCTGGTTTTCTTGCCTGAGTTGCTCAATTACTTGAGGGTGCAAATCATGCAATCGGTTCTTGCCTCGCATAAATGCAATGGCGTCCGCTTTCATGGTTTCTTTGTTGTATGTTTTCATATTGTAAATTTTCGTGATTGAAGAACCCGTTTGATTTAAAAGAGTGCCGTCCTTGGTGGTCTCGAACCAAGCAAGCCGCTAAACTTACTTTTTACCTATCTCCATCATTGCAAGCCGCTAAACCTGTAATTTTACTCATCATGAGTGATGGCGCATATCCAGTTATGCTATAAGGACGTTTTTAAATTGCCCCTAGTTCAGGAATCGAACCCGCTTAGCTTGTTATTCTCACTAAGACCCGATTAAAAAAGGGGTAACGTTCCACGTGGAACGCTTTAGAGCATGAACAAAAATTCTTGCTGGTCGTTGAAATCCAGAGATTCCTCGTAACTCGGTTCACCCAAGTCTAACCAATCTGGAATGTCATTTTCGTTTCTCATGGCTAATAGTTAAATGTGCTTGTTTTTCTGTTTTTCTCGTAGGCGCACGTTCTCGAACCCGCGTGCGGTTTCTTGTTGTACGACTTGGATTGAGAACTTGAACGGGAATTATACCCACCTTGAATTTTTTGACTGCATGAGCTTGTCAAGACAGCCAAGGCAATAGAAGCAAGGAAAAATAAACGAATTAGCATTTTCATTTTGTTGAATTTTAGTTTGCAGTCTTAGGTGATAAATGAGTCACAGACACAATTAATGTGCTTCAATTCTGAATTACTAAGACTGTTTTTAAGATTTCATTTCCAGCTACTTGAGTGCTTGTGGAACCAAGCTAATTAATTCGATTTACGAGTTGTCAACCTTACTCAGTAGCCGAAAGGATGCGCAAAATCTTTTCATTTTATGCGCTCCGAGCAAATACGCTCTTATCCGATCTAACCGAAATCACCTCTTAGCTTTCACAGTGTGACTATGGTATAGATCGTGGATTTGTCACCCTTATCTGGTCGCTTCAATCAGTATGCTAAAAAGTTCCATCGACGGCAGCACCCACAGGCTTGCCCGTTATACTTCTTAGCGTTTCGCGGGATTAGCGCGTTACCTAAGCCTTTAAACATATGACGTTTTCTTATCGCCTCGCGTCGCTTCAGATTGTGTGTCGAATGATTGGCTTTAAAACTCTGTCAAGTTCAAAAGTCTGATCGACTTTATTTCCTAACGACATCGCAAACATGAACCCGATTTTATTACTGTGCAAGTTTTTGACAAACTTTTTTTACATTTTTTTGTAACTAGTTGATAATCAGATAGAAAGATTTCGTTTAAATTTTGTACGGGTTTGTTCACTTGTTCATTTTTCGTGAACATTTAGGATA